TAAATGTTCTGCGCACTTTTCATAATATGCTCCGTCAATGTCATTCGGGTCAATACCAGTGAATAAATTATGGTCTGATGCCATATCACTCAAATTTGAGCCTTCTATGCGACCGCCCTCTGCGTGCTTAGAAACGCCGAGCGCTTCGCCTGCCTGCTCGTACAATTCAAGTGCTCTTGTCCTTCGGCTTGGATTTGTCGGGATAACAAACTCGTCCCAACCTTCCTCTGCCAACCATGACAGCTGAGGACCGCCACCAACTCGACCACCCGCAGCGTGTTTTCAGACATATTCGCTGCTGCTCCGTCTGCATTGTTGATGGCATCTGCCAACTTATTGTAGTCCTCTTCCGAGGCGTTCAAGATAGCAAGCAAACCTTTCTGTGCCTGTGTTCCTGCGATTGTATTTGCCAGGTTTGACTTCTGCTCAGCCGTCATACCTGCCGTAGCCGTCCTTAACTCACCCATCACATCAGATAAATCCCTGGCCTGTCCGTTGGAATCAAAAAAGCTGATGCCTAAGTCTTTCATAGCATCAGCTGCTCCATTGGTGTTCGTCGATAATCTCGTAAATATTGAGTTGAGTGCCGTACCGGCCATTGTTCCCTTAATTCCAGTATTTGCCATTAAGCCTGTCATAAGGGCAACATCTTCTATGGAGTAACTGAGCGATCCTGCCATAGAACCTGCATATTTGAAAGTCTCGCCCATTCCGGAGACCGTCGTGTTCGCATTTGATGCAGCCGCTGCCAATACATCTGAGAAGTGTCCGGCATCACCGGCTTTCATATTGAACGCCGTAAGCGCATCCGTAACAATATCGGATGTCGTTGCCAAATCTTCTCCGGAAGCTGCCGCCAAGCTGAGAATGCCTTCGATACCGTTCAGCATATCGTCGGTTTTCCATCCAGCCATTGCCATGTAGTTAAACGCCTGCGCTGACTCTTCGGCTGTGAATTTCGTGGTTGCGCCCATTTCCTTCGCCTTATTCGTCAGTTTGACAAGCTCTGTGCTGGTGGCTCCGCTTATAGCCTGGACCTGTGACATTGCGGCCTCGAAGTCCTTGTATGTCTCTATCGTGTCTTTCAGACCAATACTGACTCCCAGGACCGCTCCGACTTGGAAGATCGGATTCTTCAACAGGTTTATGATCCCTCGAACCGGGGAGGTTATGAGGTCAATCGCTCGCATTGTAACGTTCCATGTTTTCCCTGCAAAACCCCTTAACCCATTACCCAGCGTAGAGAGTACCGGACTGATCCGTTCCTTCGCTTCAAGCAGGACTTCGTACTTTTCTTTCGCCCAGCTTGCCAGGCTCTTTTCGGTTTTTTGAGCTTGCTTGTCAAACTTGGAAACTGTGTCGCTCGCTTTCTTGGCTGAACTATTCGCACTATTGGCCGCTCGTTCCATCTTCTCGAATTTCTTCGTAGCGTTGGAGACTCCCGGATCGGTATTATCGACCGTCTCAATAGGAATTTCGATTCTAAGTGTTTCCGCCACCGTCATTACCTCCTTTCTGTGATTCTAGGGTTATCCGCATAGACGCAAGCATGAACGCCTGCACGCCTTTCGGTTTCTCGTAAAATTCATCGGGGGTTATTCCTGTCTTTTGGAATATGTGATGCAGCAAGCACATCTTGCCCCCCGCTTCAATTAGTTTTTTGCTACTTCCTCAATGTTCTCAATCATATTTCCAAGAAGTCTCTGCAGAACAAAATTCATATCGTGCTTCATATCCTCGAAGGTATTGCTGTCGAAATCCAATTTCTTGTCAAAATCATTCATCACTTACTCTCCTTTGCAATCTTGCCGTATTTGATATTGTTCTCATTCATAAAAGCAATCAGTTTTCCCAGCTGCTCCTTAGTTCCGTCTGCAAAGAAACGTACTCTGTACTTCTTTTCCTGCTCGGTTTCTTCTTTCGGTGCAAACGGATCAACCACCTGCGCTACCGGCGCTGCCTGTGTTTCTCCGGCTACCGCCTGGGAGAATGCCGATCTCTCAATGGACTCGATTGCCTTACCCATTTCAGACTGAGGTGATGTCTGCGCTACTTCTGCAGCGGCTTCCTGTGCTTTCTTAGCTTCTGCCGCTTTACGCTCTGCTTCTTCTGCCTCACGCTTTGCCTGCTCCTCAGCTTCTTTCTGCTTACGGATTTCTTCCTGGCGTTTTCTCTCAACCTCTTCCTCAGCCTTACGGCGCTTGTCCGCTTCCAGTTTTTCTTCCAGGTCTGCCAGCCTCTTGTTCTCTGCCAGGGCCTTGCTGAGGTCCAGGGTCTTGATATACACATCCTTCGCATTCAGCTTATACTTACTATCCAGGCTGTCGATAGTCTCCAAATCCGTCTTAACCGTGTCGATCTTGTCTACGATTTCCTTCTGTGCGGTTGCCAACTTATATGTCTGATTAAGGTAACGGCTGTCGAAAATCTTTTCAAACGGCAATACCTCGGCCAAATCTCCGATATTTTCATCGTAGGTAGCCTTGATAGCCGCTTTCTTTTCTTCCTTCTGTTTCTCCTCGAACGCCTTTACCTGCTGGTCGATCAGTGCGACCGGCTCATTGATAAGTGCCGTGATTTCCTTTAGCTCTGCCTCGAACACTGCATAAGGCTCATTGATGATGTTCTTTACCTGCTTTCTTCTCTCCTCAATAGCTTTAATGAGCTTGTTCAGCTCTGCCCTGTCATTCTTCGCCGCCTTAATGTTTTCCTCTGTGTAAACCACATTCTCGTAACCAGCAATCTTGGCTCTTACTGCAGCCTCCAACTCTTCCTTGTTCCACTGAATGCGTCTGAGAAAACCATCCTCTGTCGGGTTAATCAGTCTGAACTCCATTTTTCCTGCCGGTACTACCGCTGTCTCAACAACTTCTGCTTCCACTGTTTCAGTTTTCTTTCTTCCTGCCATTGTCTACCTCCTAAATTTGATCCGGTCCTACGACCTTTATCATCACATCAACCCTCGGCGTTTCTGAGTAAAACTTCCTTACCTGTGCATCCACGACTGCCGAATCATCGTGGTACGCTACCAGGTTTAGACTGTCGCAAACAATCTTGCCGATATTATCCCAGTCCGGCTTCTTGGCTGGTCTGATCCTGTGTTCCAACATTTCCCTGCGCTTCTTCTTGCTGGTGGACTTCGGAATTTCGTAATATGCAATTATCCGAACATCCAGCATTGCCCCTTCCGGAAACATCTTTCCTTTGGCTGCTTCTTTATAAAACAGCTTCACCAGGTTTTCATAACTGGTGGTCTCTTTTGGGGTGTACGTCTTGACATACGCCCCTGCTCTTGAAAACTTCGGTCTCTGTTTCCCGAATGGCTGTCCTGGTATTGTGAAACGAATCTGCTTCATATCTTCATCCACTTTCTGCCTCCTATGCCTTGTCGCCAATCTCGGCCGACATCTTATCCGTCACCTTCTTGGCTGCCACCTTCGTTTTTCCGCTTGTTGCTTTGTAGAGTTCTGCCTTATCTGTGCCTTCCTCCACATACACCTTCAAGTAGTAATCTAACTGCTTTCCGGTCTCTGTCTTTTTTCTCTTTCCTGGCCCGACGGTATAACCGTTCTCGTGCAGGATTGCCGTAACCGTCTTGCGATCTTCCAGCTTGTCAATGCTGATTTCTGCCACCTTAATCAATCCCATGCTGTCATTCCTCCATTAAATTCTTCATGGCATCGAACCTCTTCGACGCCGCCTTTTCTCTCCAACTTCTGCCTGCAAACCTTACCGGAAAGCACATCTCAAATATTCTGTCATAGATACGTCTGTATCGGATGTCCTCTGACTCCTGCATATCCTTCAATGTCATATTCGTAGTGAGGATCAACGGCTTTCCGGATAAATACCTGCTGTCGATGATGTTGTACACCTTCTCTAATGCATAATCGGTACTTCTCTCTGCTCCCAGGTCGTCGATAATCAACAGCTTTGCCGCATTTAGTCCCGCCATTATTCTTTCTTCCTCGTCGGGGTTGCCCTGGATGTTCTGCAGTATCTTCACGAATGATGTCATAACCACCGGGATCATCTGATCCAGCAACTCATTCGCAATGCAGGCGGCCGTGTAACTCTTCCCGGTTCCGACCGTCCCCCAAAACAACAACCCTTGGCGTTTCTCGTACATTTCATCAAACCTTTTCACGTAATTGCCTGCGAGGTTGTAGATTTTCTGATTGTCTCCGTCCACCTGGTATCCGTCCAGCCTTGCTGCTTTCAGTTTGGCGTCCATAAGACTACTGGCTTTCAGCCTTTCCAAGCGCTGCATTTCCTGTCTCTTCTTTTCTTCCTCTTCCTTACGCTTGTTCTCCTCAACCTTGCACTTACAGATACATGGAACGATCATCTCCCTGCCGCCTGTAAAGTCCGATGCAGGCAATCTGGTCTGCTTTTTGGTTCTGCAGACTCCGCAGTAAAGCAGTCCGTCTTTGCCGATGTAGTCGCCCTCATTCTGTTCTGTCTCGAATGCTTCTGCAGGCAAAACCTTCTGCAAATCCAAATCCATCATCACTCACTCCTTCCAAATGGATTCTCATTGTCGTCGTACTCAGCTTCGCTCTGAACCGGCTTGCCCTTTGGCAGATAGTCCAGGAACGGCGTTGACTCTCCTAAGAATGTCTTGCCGTGCTTTATGTACATTGTCTCCGTTCTCTGCTTCTTGCACTGTGCCGCATAGTTCTTTACTGCTTCATACAACTGCTCATGTGAGAAACCATCTTCCAGGCGTGCCTTATACTTCTTGTATGCCTGTCCTTTATCAACCTTCCTTGGGTACGCCTCCCACAATTCCTCGAAATCCGTGGTGTAATTACCAATCGCCTTATTTGACTTCTGTTCTGCAGGTAGTACCGGTTCTTTCGGCTCCGGAAGTTCCGGCGTTTCTGTGCTTTCTCCTGCCAGTGCTTCCTTCTCAGCCTTCATGCGGTTGTAATATTCTCTCTGCCTGTCAGCCTCGCTGGACGACTGGCCGATGAAGTTCTGAATATCCATCATGTAGATTGCTCCGTTATCGAGCATCTCGATTAAATCCAGCTTCTTAAATACATCCAATGCTTTCTCGACGGTGCCTACCTGGTGTCCTGTCAAAGTTGCCAGGATTTCCGGCGTGTACGGAATCACATTTCTATACATCAACCTGCCGGAATTGCTCAGGCTTTTCAGATAGAGTTTCAGCAGGATATTGCTGTATAAATATCCGTCCTTCATGCTCTCTAAAATCTTCATCTCGTCCGTGTCGAAAAAGTCCTCTTTCAGCTTTAGGTAGTAATACTTTCTATTGTCTGCCATTCAGTCACCGCCTATCTCCTTAAATGCCCGCTGTCAAGTCCATAATCGAGATCGGCTTCTTTAACACTCTATTGTGTCTGCAGCAATCGCACAATTCGCATCTGTCCGGCTCAACCTCTCCATTCTTAACTCTGAGGATTCTCGGCATATTCATCTCTACCATGTGCAACGCTTCCTGCAGATAGTTGTCTGTCACGTGGATAATGCGGATGTCCGGCTCTGTCTGCTTCGTTGCTCCCGCAATAAAGAACGGCAACTTCTCGCCGGTATTCTGTCTCACGATTTCCTGGTAGACCGCACCCTGGATGTCGTAACCCCAGTAACGGACAAAATCGAGGTAGCCGATGTCTTTTACCCACTTCAAATCTGTAATGGATGCCATAACCTTCAAATCAACGATGGCCACTCCCGGAATGTATGAGTCCATCTTGATCTTCCACTTCGCTCCGAACAGTTCTCCTGTCATAATAACCTGCTTCTGACGCCTTCACTCTCAGCTTCGGCCATTGCTATCTTGCATAGCAGGTAAGAATCGTCCTTGTCCCAATCCATACTTGCAATCAACGGTTCTTCTGTCTCAACTGCCTTTGCTGTCTCCGTTGGCTGTGTTGTCTCTTCAACCTCCGGCATATACGTCGTCTCTGTCACTTCCTCTGTGGCTATGTAGACCGGCCGGCTTTTTTCTTTCTCCTGCCCGAGCGTTTCTGAAATGCCACTTACTGCAAAACAGGCAGCTCCGACCATCGTTGCCATTCTTGCCGCAAACAATATTCTTCGCTTACTTGCTTTCTTCAATTCTGAACTCCTTTCCGGCGTTGCTCCGGCTTACTTGCCGTTCAAATACTTCTCTCCGGCAATTTTCATTTCGCTTATTACCTCTGCCATCTTTTCGAGCTGCCCGATGATTTTTTCCAAGGCTGGTAATTCATCCTTTGTGATTTTTCCATCTGCAGTTATCTCGATCAGACTGTCCCGCATATTCTTCAATGAATCCTCATTGAAGTTCTGCAAAAGCCTTAATGCAATTCCTTCTAAACTTTTCTCTTCGGTTGCCAGTGGTAGGAATCCGTGTACAGGGCATTCTCGCATACAGTACCCAGTAATCAATTCCGGGGCGTTGTAGAGGTCAGCCATAAGCACCACCTTGTCCACTGGGACAACCTTCGTATTGCCAAGCTCGTAATCTGCCAATGTTGAAACCGATATTCCCAACAGTTCTGCAGCTCCTTCACGGCTCCATAGCCTCTCGTTGTACGTTGCCGCCTTTTTCCTGGCCTGGAAATACATATTTGTGTTCTCGTTTGTAGGGCCTCTTCCCATTTCTTGTTACCTACCCTTCCGCTATAATTTACTTATCAGCTGGAACAGCGACCAGGTTGATTCCTAGCAGGTTATTCACCCCGCTTACGATTGCTTCGTTCATCATCTTGCCGTTAATTACCAGTGACAGCCGATCCCTGGAGACATCCAGCTGCTTCGCCAGCTCATTGACGGTCATGCTCTGTTTTACCAGTTCCACCTTCACTGTCTGACACCATTCATCGGACGGTGTTTCGGTTCTCTCCGGCAGTCCTTCCGTTCCAAGCACTTCGTTGATCTTCTCAGCGATTACCTTGTAACTCGAATTGGAATATCTGCCGTTGACTACCTGGGAAACAGTAGCATTGCTGTAACCGATTTTTTCGGCCAGCTGCTTCAATGTCATATCGTGGTCGATTACTGCTTTTTTAACAGCTTTGCCCCACTGTGATGTTTCCTGCTTCATGCTTGCGTTTCACTCCTTTCTCGCATTTGTGTAAAAACTATTTATCTTTTCTGATTTGCGTGCTATAATGTAAGTAAACCTCTTTACAAACTCGCAAACAGACGCACAAAATACAAGTACAATCTCTCGGCTCGCAACTTTGAGTTGTTTTGTATTTCATATATTTATTATAGCACGTATCTGCGAGTTTGTAAATGTTTTTACTCTTATTTGCGTATTATTTTTACCACGGAGGTTGCCTATGGAAATCATCGAAAGAATCACTGAAACCCTTGAAAAAACGGACAAAAAGGCTACTGATCTGTGCGACCGCCTCGGCATTCGGACATCAACGATGTCTACCTGGAAAACTCGCAATAGCGACCCGCCAGCAAAATACATCAAGCCGATTGCAGACTTCCTGGGCGTGTCAGTTCATTACCTATTGACCGGTGAAGAGGCTCCTGCCCGCAAGCTCACCACTGCAGAAGAGGACGAACTTCTCGAACTATACCGGGCATTGCCACAGAACAAACAATTTGAGTTTATCGGGGAACTCAAGGGATTTCTGAAAGCCTATACAGAGTCTCAGAAATACCTCGACAAAGAAAAAAGATTATCAGTTTAGAATGGTACCGACTTTACGGCCAGTACTGAGGAGATGTGCCTATGAATAACAAATACTTTGAGCTGGCACGCAATGAGGAGAGGTCCGGGAACGATGCCGCTGCATTGCTTCTTTATCTCTCCTCTTTTTGTGACAGTTGCAATCACGGCACCAGGAATCGCTCCTATGGTGTCGTAGCGAAGATCCGGCACCTGCAGCACCGGCTTATGCTCACTGACCTGCAGTTGTTCGGATTGGTTCACTCATACGGTCCGCTTACGGACTCTGAGTGCAAGAAACTTTTAGACTGTTCCATACGTGGTACCGGTATCTCCGGTTACGCCTATGGATATTAACAAATTCTCAGAGCGTCTTTCGCATTGTATGCAGGAACACCACTTGAACGGTAACGACCTTGCCGCTCTTTCCGGTGTGACTGCCGCTACAATCTCACGCTACCTCAATGGACTGCGAACACCGACCGTCGATAATGTCGTGCTACTGGCTGATGCCCTCGATGTGTCCGTAGATTACCTTCTTGGACGGCATAATGTCCCGGACGATAAAATGCTCGTGTCCTTGTATTCCATCGCTTCCAGCGACGATAAGCGTGTCCTATGGACGCTCCTAGAAAGATACGGAGGAAACCATGGAACAACTAAACGGCAATGAACCATTTACCCTGCACGGTTCCGATACTTCTATCATGCTGCAGGATTTTTGGCGTTGGGCGTATTCTGATCTGCTCAACAATACCCACCGTGGAGTGCTTGCTGAATTTCTCGTACACTCTGCCCTTGAAACAAAAGATGTCACACGTGCCGACTGGCTACCGTTCGACCTTACTTCTCCTTCCGGTCTCCGGATCGAGGTCAAGTCGTCTGCCTATCTGCAGGCGTGGACTCCGGAAGATGTGTTCTCGCAGATTAGCTTCGACATTGCAAAGAAATTTGCCTGGGATGGAGCTACCTACGCCTCTATGGCTATGCGTAACAGTGATTTGTATGTGTTCTGCGTCTTTACCGCTCGTACACGTGATGTTTCAATTCTTGATCTCGACTACTGGGACTTTTATGTTCTACCTACCTCGGTTCTTAATGAGAAGGTGCCGGAGCAGAAAACAATCACGCTCTCTTCTCTCCTTAAACTCGAACCAGCAAAAACGGATTTCGCTGGCCTGCCTGCGGCTGTGGAATCAGTAAGGTTGTCAAATGAAACTACCTAACGGCTACGGCAGCGTGACAAAACTTTCCGGAAACCGTCGTAAGCCTTACCTGGCCCGTGTTACTCTCGGCTGGATCACGGACGAACAGACTGGAAAGACCGTACAGAACCGTGTTCCTCTTGGAACATTCAAGACTAAGAAGGAAGCTCTGCAGGCACTCGCTGAGTACGGAGCTAATCCTTACGATATACAAAATGCCGCTATGACCCTGGCGGAACTCTACGACAAATGGACTGCAGCTTACTTCCCTACCCTGGAAAGTGAATCGTCCTGCCGTACCATCAAGTCAGCGTGGAGCTACTGCCACGCCATTGCCGGAATGCGTGTTAAGGACCTGCGTGCCCGCCACATCAAGGGCATAATGGAAGATGGCTACATCATTCCTTCACGTGGAGCCAATAAGGGCGAAAAGGTGCTTGCGTCTGCAGGCACAAAATCCCGGATCAAGTCTATGTTTAATTTAATGCTGGACTATGCGCTCGAATATGAGCTTGTTGATAAGAACTACGCCCGCACATTTGAACTGTCGGACGACATCATCAAAGAAAAGGAAGAAGCAAAACGTGGCCACATCATCTTCCAGGACTCAGAGATGCAGACGCTTTGGGAAAACGTCGGCAAAATCCGGTTCGTGGACTGGGTTCTCATACAGTGCTACATGGGATGGCGACCGCAAGAACTCGCCATACTGGAATTAGAGGACGTGCATCTTGAAGAACGCTATATTGTCGGTGGTATGAAAACACAGGCCGGGCGACACCGTATGGTGCCTATCCACCCAAAAATATTTGACCTGGTTAAGAAAAACTACGACTATGCCCTTGAACTTGGAAGCCACCGGCTCTTTAATGATCCGGATTCTCCGAAGGGCGGCATGGCAATCACCTACGACAAATATGCCGGCCGTTTCGATAAAGTGATCGCCGCTCTCAAACTCAGAGACGATCATCGGCCGCACGACCCTCGAATGACATTCATCACCATGGCAAAGAAAGCCGAGGTTGACGAATACACCATCAAAAAACTTGTCGGTCACAGAATCACCGACATAACAGAGGCGGCTTATACAGACCGTGACTTAGAATGGCTCAGAGCCGAACTGGAAAAGATACCGTAACCCTCGTGGTTGCGGTATTTCCGCATTCTGCAGGTAACTGAAAAAGTGTTACCTTCTCCATGTTTCCTACTTGTTACCTACCGGTTTCCTACTTTCCCATTTTCACCACTTTTTACACCATCTCACACCCAATTTCATTTTTCCACTTCCAGGCACCAAAAAAGTACCGCAATCGCTGTGATTACGGTACTTCCTGGGTTTAACGTCTTTTCAATTTGTAAAGTCTATTTAGAACTTTCCAGCCTCGGCTGCTTCCTGAACAGAAACTGTAGCCCCTTATTTTACTGGCTTTCTAAGTCGTTTTGTTAGTTACCAGTCTGTTACTATTGGCACTTTCTACTTATTTGTGCCGCTTAAGCGTATGTAATGAAGCAGACGATACCAGCCGCCTTTAGTCTCTTTACCGTGGCTTCCGCGTTTTCCTTTTTAGTATAAGCGCCTACCTGTACTTTGTAAAGCCCATTAAGCAGCCTTACGAATACGTCCGTATGTCCGGTCTTCTTAATCTGCTCCGCCATAAGGTTAGCACCTTCTTTTCTCCTGTAAGCCCCAGCCTGTACCCTGTAGTACTTTCCGGCATCCGCCCCGGCTGCTCCCGCTCCCTGGTTCTCCTGGCTCTCTGTCTTGCCGTCAAACTCTGTAAGCTTATACTGCTCGATAATCTCAATAAGTTTGTTTGCATATTCCGGGTCTGTCGCATATCCAGCAGCCTTAATAGCGTTGCAAGCCTTCTTATAGTCTGTTTCCCCGATTACTTCTTTATAGCGCTTATTTGCCTTCAAAAATGCGCTATGGTCTGTAACGGATTCTTCCCAGCTATCATAAGCGCGGAAAGCTTCGCTTTTCACGGCTACCAGATTTACCCCGTCGTAGCACTCTTTTGTATCTTTGCAATATACTTTACCCTTCCAGGACTTTGTAGCCTTAATTCCGAAAAGGGCTTTACCCTCTGCGGCAAGCCCGGACGTTCCCCAGCCCGTTTCCGTGATAGCCTGGGCGATTGTCAAACTTGCCAGCACTCCGCTTTTCTTCATATCAGTGGACGCAAGCGCGCCCACTGTTTTAATAAAGTTTTTCTGTTCTGTATTCATATCGAAGCCCCCTTATACAGCCGTTAAGCTTGCTACAGCTACCCAACTGTTGATTTCCTTAAGCTTTGCTTCCTGTACTCCTTTATTTGTCTGTACCTTGTCTACCGTGTGTCTTTTGCCGCCCAACTGTGCCGCCGGGACTGCTTTCCCTCTAGTCGAAGACAATCCGCCATATACCGCACCACTCTTAATCGTAACAACGCTTCCGGCTTTAATTTTCGGTGCTGCTGCCGGGCTGTTTCCCGCTTCCTGGCTGCCTTTCTTTAAGCCAAACTGTACAGCGATTGCATTAGCTACGGCTGCTGCAATCTGCGCTTTTTTGGCTGCGTATATGCTCATATCGTCCTTATCGTCGATAAAGCACACTTCCAGCAGCGCGGAAGATACGCCCGCCGCCTTCGCTCTGTAGATTACTGTAAAATTCATTCTCTTAACTCCGCGGTTCTTAAAGCCCAGGGCTGCGATACTCTGTACAATCTTCGTTTCTACCCCTACAGTCTTTTCCGCTGTAGTAACGTAGATTTCCGTACCTGTCGTCCGTCCGTTTCCTTTAAGGTCTGCTGCCCCGGAATTAAAATGGGCTTCCAGTACATAATCATAGTTTCCGAAGTCAACCGCCAGTTTTCCGGCTTTTGCGTCTTTGTATGCGTTTCTTTCCGTCGGGTATAAATCCACCTGGGCGTATGCGCTCAAAGTCTTCTTAATTTCCTCGACCATGTAAATAGTCTCGTCTGCTTCTTTTCCGAACTGTGATACAGCGCCAGGGTCGCCCGCTCCGTGTCCGCTAATAAGTAAAATCTTCATGTTTCTTATGCTCCCTCTGTGATTTTTCTTAAAATGTCGTCTTCTGTATCTTCATCCGAAACCGTAACCGTATTATACACATAGTCGTATAAGCTGCTGTTGTCTTCCAGCATTTTCTTAAACTTTACTAACGCTTCCTCTAACAGTTCGTCGTATTTTTCTTCTGTTAAAAATAATGTGATAACCGGGAATCTTTCTGTAAGCCAGTCCCATACCATAGCCCTTTTTACCTGTCCGGTCTTCCGCTTTAATTCCTTTTCCGCTTCCGTAACCATATACAGCAGCGCGATTCTTATTTTATCTAACTGCTGCGGCGGCGTAAGCTTCAAAAAGCGTAATACTGCATATACAGTAAGTCCCAGCAATGCAAGCATAATTACAAAAATTACCCAGTTTTCAAGAATCATTTTCAAAGTTTCCATACTTCGCACCTCTAAAAGTTTTGTATTTCCGTTGGTTCTAACGCTTCGTCTATAAGTGCTTCTGTTTTATCTTTCATCTTTTGTATGGTTCTTTCTTTGATTTCTTCCGCCGGGTTTTCTTCTCCCATGTCGATAAGCTTTTTTATCATGCCTAGCTGTATCTTAATGCCATTTTCAAGCTGTACCGCTTTCAAATACCATATTACAGCAGCGCCGAACACGCCCCCGGCTGTCGGAATTATGTAAGTAAATACTTCTGTAGGCTTTTCGTTCCATGAAAATATAAGGGCTACTATGCAAGTGCATACAAATATTGAACCAGTGCTTAAAACTACCTTTTTCTTAAATTCCCGCTTCTTTGCTCTCACTGTGCGCTTAAGCCTTCCAGGTCTTTAATTCTATGGTTTGCTACTTCCTGTTTTTCATCAAGTACCGCCTGGTCTTTTTCTAATTTGTACACCCTTTCTACTACGTTGTTGTGTTTGTCTAATTTTGCTTCGATATAATTAAGTCTGGTCTTAATCGTCCCGTATATCGCGCCGATAGACACCCCGTACACAACTAACTGAATAAGTAAACCTATCCAAAATTCACTACTCAAGCCTTACTAACTCCTTCCTACGGCTCTAGCATCCGTTCCAGGTCTTCGCGACCTTCTTTTATGTCTTCTATCATCATTAGTAACTGCTTGTCTTCGTCTTCCATGCTCCTATAGTTCTCTAATTCTTCCAGCAGCAGCCTATTTACTTCTGCCAGGTCTGCTATTATGCTATTCTGTACCTCTACTACGTCCAGGTCGTAACGTGCTACGTTCGTAGCCTGTACTTCGCCTTCTTCCCTCTGGCTTCTGATTCTGTTAATTATCCGGCGTAATACTGCCATTGCCTATTAACTCCTTTTTCTTAATTTCTGCTTCTATTTGCCCTTTAATCTTCATGCGTAGCCTGTAAGTGTCCGCGTGTTTCGCGTGTCCTTCCCAGCTTGCATATTTCATAAGCAATTTTTCTTTTGTTATTTTTCCGCTTCTGTAGGCTTTGATAGTTGCCCTAATATGTTTAGGGCTACGCTTCCTTATCTTCCGGTAATCTTTGTAAATACGATACCCGCAAAAATCAAAGCCGTTCTTAGCGTTGATTATCTGCGTTTTCGGATTTAAGGTAAGCTTAAGCCGCTCGCCTAAAAATGCGTCTATCTTTTGTAACACTTCCACCAGGTGTTCCCGGCTATTGTGTGCTATTGCAAAATCATCCATGTAGCGTTTATACTTATCTTCCTTCAATTCGTGCTTTACGAAGTTATCTAATTCATTTAATACCAGGTTTGCGAAAAGCTGGCTTAATAGGTTTCCCACCGGAAGCCCTCGCCCGTCTTCCCCGTAGCTGTCGATAATATAGTAAAGCAGCTTTAATAGGTCTTTATCTTTGAAAATCCCGCCTAATATTTGCTTTAGTACTTCGTGGTCTACACTGTTGAAATACTTGTGTATATCCGCTTTTAATATATAAACCTGTTCCCCTTCAAAAGATAGGTTTCTTATACACTCCTGGGCGTAATCTGCCGCTTTGTGCATACCCTTATCTGTTCTACAGGCGTAGCTATGATAGTAAAACCGTCTTTCTACAATCGGTTCTATTTTATTGTTTATCATGTGCTGTGCTACTCTGTCCCTAAATGGCAGCGCGTATATGTCCCGCTTCTTCGGTTCATACACTACAAAGCGCCGGGCTTCCCCTTGTCGGTATGTTCCGGCTTCCAGGTCTGCCACCAGGTCGTATAATTCTTCTTCCAGGTTATCCGTGAACCTTAACACTTCTTCCCGGTATCTTTTGCACTTTCGCGCCTTCCTGTATGCGTCTTCCGCATTTTCAAAGGTCGCTATATCCTTTATTCCTATATTACTTCTTTTCATCTTCTGCCGTTTCCGCTTCCGCCCTTCGCCTTCGCTACTAACCGGAAGCGTCCTTTTTTATGTTTGCCTGGTAGTCCCAGGACGGGCTATACGTTCTGACTATATGTAAAATAGTCTTCGCTAGTAAGCCGTAGCTTGCTAAGTCTGAAAAGTCCATAAGTCACAGCCGAAGCGCGCGCCAATATCCGCGTTAACATTCCAGGGGTAGTTGTTACAGTTGACAGCGCGGCAGCCAGCGTTAACGCCGTTGTTCCACCTGCCGCCCGCGATAAGGCGAAGCAACGTATAGCCCATATTCTTAACTTTGTACTGATTTAATGAAGCCGCCTAACATTTTTCCTATTTCTGTTAGCTTTTTCGCGGCTACTCCGTATGTATGCCCGCTTATGTACTCCTGGTCGTAAGCAATTCTGATATAATACCGTAAAATCACTAATTCTACGTCCGCGTCGTATAAAAGCTTTTTCTTCGTCGTGCTTTTCCCGGCTCTAATGATGTACCGTAAAATATCCATGATACAATTTTTAGTATCTTTCTGTAGCGAAAACTTTTCACTTTTCGGATATTGTCTTAGCACCGGGTATATGTACTTTATAAAATCATACAGCTTTTCTTGTATCTCTAAATTGCTTTTCATATAATCGCCCTTTCTCTGATTCGCGATTATATCACAGCTATTTTGTTTTGTGTCGCCGTTCCTCATTGTTTCCTATATCCTGGAAATTTACCTTAAATTTTTACCGCGTGTGCGGGCTTCCGCCCGCACAAAACAGATTACAGACTGTCACAGCCGAAGCGCGCGCCAACATCCGCGCCAACATGCCAGGGGTAGCTGCCACAGCTGACAGCGCGGCAGCCAGCGTGACCGCCGTTGCCCCACCTGCCGCCCGCGACAAGGCGAACAAGTCCGTAAGTTCCTTCTGTATATGCCTGTCCGTTTCCAGCGCCTAATACGTCCTTCCAGCCCCAGGACTGTGTACCGTCGTATCTGTAGCTTAATTCGTCCAGCCATTCCCACACATTACCTACGCAATCTACGCAACCGATAGCAGATACAGCATTAACTACTTTACCCGTCGTGGTTCTAGCGGTATTCGTTGTAGCCGCCCAGGCGTTCGTATTATTGCCGTCTGCTCCCTGTGGGCTGCCGTATGCTGCTTGCTGCCATTCCGAATAAGACAACAAGCGCTTACCGGATTTTAAGCCCAGGTCGATAAAGTCATAGCTGTTATGTCCTTCCGTTCCTGTAAGCGGTGTTGTATTGTACGCTGATTTCACGCCGCCTACTCCATTGCTGGACGCTAAGTAAATATCCACCCACAAGCCGCCGCCAGCGTATACCATGCCTTCCGGGCTGCATTTTGGGCGGTGCTTCAACGTCCATACGGAACGCGGAACGATACCGGACGCTACATTAGATTCCCAGCCGCTGCCTTTCTCCGCTCCGGCAGTATTGATAGGAATAAGCTTACTGCTTACCTGTCTTACCCTTCCATAATGGAAGCCGCCGATTTTACGGCTTGTCTCTGCATTGTAGCCGTCCGGGTATGTACTGTTAAGGCTGATTTTGTATACTTCGTCCAGGTCTTCGCTGCCAGGGTCACAAATATAAACATAGTAATCTTTTCCCACCACAAACGCACTACCAGCGTCCAGGTTTCCGGTACTAAGTACTGTAGCGTCCGTTTTGAATACTCCTGTACTTCCGACCGTAACCACACACCCAGCCGTTACCGTAAGTGACGTAAGCCCGGAAGCGGTTAAATATTCCGCCGAAGGTGTTACCAGGTCGCCAATATTTGCCATTTTCGCAACCGTAAGTTTTGCCCGCGGGTCTTTGTTAATAAAATCATTACTTAAAAATCTACTCATATCTTGCTAACACTCCTTTGATACTGTCTAATTCTCCCTGGGTAATTCCCAAAGTGTCTAAGATATTTACCGGGCTTTCTACCCCTACTTTTTCTGCTGTTGTTTCCAGGTCGGCGTTAACTCCTATTACCGTCTTCTTTTCCTCTTTTGCTTCTCCCGTGTCTTCTCCCCGGCTCTGCTGCTCAACCGCTACATGCTCTACACTTTTAATTGTGTATTCCTTGCCTTCACACAATACCTTAGCGCCCTTTTCCGCTTCTGCCAGATAGTTAGTAGTAATGTATCTTTTGTCCTCTGAAATTTCGACTACCGGAACAAAGATATACTTTTCTTCTTCGATTCCGTTAATCACTTCCCTTAACTCTGCTGCTTCCAGTGTGCCAGCCTGTACCATTCCTAACAGGTTATAAATGTCTTTCCCCGTTCCGATTACTTTAGGCATATTCCGCATAATCTCCCGCCTTCCTTATTCCGTTGTTTCGCTTAAGTACCCGCTTCCTAAGTATGATTTATCTAACCACGCTTCTTCCGCAAAATCGTTAAGCTTATCAATATTGTTATAAATGTCCTCTATTAGTCCTTTGTAATTCTGCGCCTGTTCTGCTGCTGCCGTCGCTACCTTTACGGCTTCCTGGCTGGCTGCTGCCGCTGCCGTCGCTTCTTCCTTAACCTGGTTCGCGATTCCTATAGTATCGTTTGCCGTTTTCATAGCTGTAGCAGCTAAAATAGTCGCTTCTTCTACGGTATCTTTTGATTTTTCCACTTCTTGTAATGCGTTTATGATTGCCTTGTACTCTATCGTACTGGCTATCTTATCGCCTACGATTACCGCCGTATCTACCTTTATATTAAAAGTCCAGGAAGCTATATAGCTTTCCTTTTCGTAGACGCTTATAGCGCACTCTGCATATCCGGCGGCGGCTGTCATTTGTTCGGTAATCTCTGCTGTTATCAGATTTTCGACGTAAGTACAATCGTTTAAGATTTCTTCCCCGTCGGACTTCCTACACTCAATCCTTACTATTGCCCCTTCCGGCATTTCGTAAGGTTCGCCGTCATTCAGCAGCACTACTAACAGGTTTCGCGTTTCACTATCAAACTGTTTAACCCTTATAGTCTTTTCTACGCTGTGACGGGCGAAGTCAAATACTAGCCTTCCTACTACCACTTTGCACCGTCCTTACTCGCTCAAATAGCAATTATTTACATAAGACAAGTCTAACCAGGCTTCGCTACTTTGTCCCGCCTGTATGCTTGCATTGTCGTATAGTTCCTTAGTTAATTCGTAATAGTGTTGTGCATTTTCGCCCCCGGCTGCTGCCGTTTCCGCCGCTGTCTGGGCTTCCTGTGCCTTCGTACTGGCTGTCCCGGCTGCCGTCTCGGCTTTTCCCTGGGCTGTTTCCGCCGCTCCCCTGGCGCTGGCTGCTGCCTGTGCCTGTTTTGCCGCCGTCCCGGCTGCCGTCTCTGCTTTTCCTTGGGCTGTGGCGGCTGCTGCCTTAGCGTTCTCCGCTGCCGTCTGGGCTTTCTCTGCTTTCCCCTGGGCTGCTACTGCCGCCGCCTTAGCTGTCTCTGCTGCCGTCTTAGCTGTTTCCGCTTTGCTTTGAGCGGTTACGGCTGCTGTCTTAGCGTTCTCCGCTGCCGTCTGGGCTTTCTCTGCTTTCCCTTGGGCTGCTACTGCCGCCGCTTTAGCTGTCTCTGCTGCCGTTTTGGCTGTCTCTGCTGCCGTCTTGGCGCTTTCTGCTTTTCCCTGGGCTGCTGTTGCTCCGGTCTTTGCCGTTTCTGCGGCTGCCTGGGCGCTTTCTGCCTTTCCTTGTGCCGTTACTGCTGCTGTCTTAGCTGCTTCGGCTGCCATTTTAGCGGTCGTTGCCGTCGTCGCTGCCGTTGTTGCTGTACTGGCTGCTGTCTCTGCCTTGCCTTGGGCTGTAGTGGCAGCTGCCTTAGCGTTCTCCGCCGCCGTCTTGGCTGTCTCTGCTTCCCCCTGGGCGGTTTCCGCTGCCGCTTGCGCCGTTTCTGCCGCTGTCTGGGCGCTTTTTGCTTTCCCCTGGGCTGCTACTGCTCCGGTCTTTGCCGTTTCTGCGGCTGCCTGGGCGCTTTCTGCTGCCGCTTGCGCTGTTTCGGCTGCTCCCTGGGCTACTGCTGCTGCCTGGGCTTCTTTAGCTGCCGCGTCTGCATGTTCTCCCGCTGCCGTTGCCTGTGTTGTTGCTACTCCGGCTGCTCCCTGGGCTTCCTTCGCCTTACTTTCTGCCTGGGCTGCATATTCTCCGGCTGCTGTCTTTTCCTTTTCGCTTCCGGTCTTTGCCGCTTCTGCTGCCGCCGCGTATTCCTTAGCCGCTGTCACCTGGGCTGCCGCTAAAGATACCTGGTTACTTGCCGCTTCCGCCGCTGCCTGGGCTTCCTGTGCCTTCGTACTGGCTGTCCCGGCTGCTGCTTCTGCTTTTCCCTGGGCTGTTTCCGCTGCCGTCTGGGCGCTGGCTGCTTCTTTCGCTGCCTTTTCCGCTACTTCCTTCGCTGCTAAAGCCTGGCTATTTGCCCCTTCTATAGAAGCCGTCGCCCGCTGTATGCTGCTGCTTGTCTTATCAAAATAGTTTTCTAAGAAGTTCCCTAACTCTACTTCCTCGTTTTCTTTTGTTATACAATTCCATTTGATACGAATACAGCGCGCTTTTACCTCTATCTTTATTCCTATGTGTCTACAGGTTATCGTATCGCCTACTTCTACGCTTTCCAGTTGCTTATACTCCGCATACTCTACCGTATTTGCCAATTCCACCATATTAACTGTGTAATTAACCGTAGGGTCGTCGATTCCTTTTTTATATTCCTCGTTACAGGCTTTTACAAGCGCTGCCCTTAATGCTGTTAAATTAGCGTAGCCCGTTTCCCCTTCGCTACAATCTTCCTGTAGCTTAATATCGTCAAAGTTTATTACAGCGCCTTTTACCTCTGCATAGCTTCCTATTTTGGGGCTGTCTACCCACGGTTTCGCCCCTTCCAGGACATACCCGTTATAAGCCACTGGAATAATTCTTGTTACTACGTCTTCGTCGCTTACGCTTTCTTCTATCGCTTCCAGATTATGCCCGAACTCTGCTCTTACGCCTTTGTCGCTTCCAATCTGTCGCATAATATATACGTCGTAATTATCGTACAGCCGTTCCCCGCCCCAGCGGTTTATAAAGCTGTTTTCGTCGTCGCCCGCTATTGCTTCTACTATGTTCTTCCGTACATAATAAGCCGTATTCGCTGTCGTTATATCACTGTGGGGTGTAAACTTCGTCCCGCTAAATATAATATCAAGCGCCTGTTGTCCGTTTTTGTTTGTTGGGCGTACATCAACCAGGTAGTTTCCTAAGTTGTCGTAGTATATATGCCTTGCGTATACTGTTACTTCGTCGTCGCTCTTTTCTCTTTTGTAGATTCTGAATAGCTGTTTATCTGAATATGGCGTAGGTGCTGCTATAACATTATCATTAACCAGGTATTCCCAGCGCCCCAGGTCGTCGTATTCGTGGGTTAGTTCTATCTGGCAGATTCCGTCTAACCCCCATTCAAAGATACATTCTAAGGGCGTAAGCGTTATATCTCCGTTCTTCTGGTAATTTGTATTAGTACTTCTATATACTTCTATCATAATTCCCGCCAGTTAGGGACTAACACCACCTTAAAGCCCTCTGTGTATTTAAAATTATTATCCCCTTCCTGTAAGTAAAGCCCTTCGTACTTCCCGGTAAGTGCCGCGTTGCTAATCTCATTCGCTGCGTTGTAGCATATTTCTAACTTCGTATCTATGTTTAGCTGCTCTGTCACTTCTGCCGTTACCTGGTTTCCGTTTACTTCTAAGGTTATTTCTCCATTGCCGTATATCTTATATACTGGCTGTGATTTCATGTAGGGGTTATACAGGTATTCCCCTATTTCTTTTTCGTCCTGTCCGTCTACCCGATACATATAACTTTCACAAGTGAAAACAATTTCAAATTTTCCCTTGCGCTTCGCCGTTCTTTCCGTATCACTCATTACCGCCTTTTTGACTTTATAGTAATACTCCGGGTCGTCGCTAAGTATCAGCCTGTTATCTTTCCCGCTGTACAGCCACTTTTTTACTTTTCGTAAGTCCTGCGCCCATACGTCCGGTGTCTTCGATACAAAGTTAAAGCTTATCGGTATTTCTATATCTTTGTACGTCTTCTTATCCCTGTGTAACTCCCCGTCGCGTCCTTCCACCTTAATAGTGTCGTACTCCCGTTCCGGTACAGGGATAGTAGGGCGGCTTATTACGCTTAACCCTACGTCCTTGCATGATTCGCCATTATAGAAAATGTGGAATGTTGCCCGCATTATGCCGCCCCTTTCGTCTTATCCTTATCGTTCTGGTCTTTTGTGATTCCCTTTACTACTTCTTTCTTCACTTCCTTAGCAATTACTTTTTTGTCTAAGGTCGTTGTATTTGTGGTATATACAATAACTGTAATATCCCTATCCTTTGCAATTTGCTTTGTGCTTACCTCTCCGCCGATAGTAGAAATTTTAGCCGTATTCTTTACCGCCGTTACCGGGTTAACTTCTGCCGCTACCTTAGTTGTCATGCCCTGTAATTCTTCTTTCAAGTCACTCTGTAGCGTTGGCATTTCTGCCGTAATACCTACCCCGATACCTTTCGGTATCATCTTACCTACTAAATCCCTAAACAATCTTGACGGCGAATGAATACCTAAAGCGTCCTTTGCTCCGTCTAATAAGCTTTTTGCCAGGCTCTTAACCTTTCCGGTCAGCCAGTCCCAACCGCTGCTTATTCCGTTCCATATTCCCGAAACAATATTACTTCCTACTTCTGCCATTTTGCCCGGTAAGCTACTTACGCCATTTACCACAGCGTTATACAGCCCCTTAGCTGCTTCCGTTCCTTTTGCCGCTAACTGTGTTCCCCAGTTTACTACTTGCTGCACAGCGCCTACAATAGCGTTCCAGACCTTACCCGGCATTTGCGACAATGTAGTAATTGTCTGATTCAGTAAGTTTGTTGCTGCTGTTACCGCCCGGTTTCTCATTTGTTCGCCCCAGGTCGTTACTTGCTGTACCGCACTTATGATAGCGTTCCAGATTTTGCCCGGTAACTGCTGCATGAAGCTAACCACGTTTGTTATAAGCTGGGTCGTTTTTGTTACCGCCTGGGTCTTCATATTCTCGCCCCAGGTCGCCACCTTCTGTACTGCGCTTATAATAGCGTTCCAGATTTTGTCCGGTAACTGCTGCATGAATATTACGACACTGTTTACAAATTCCGGTATTTTCGTCGTAGCCCAGGTGTATAAATCAATTCCGAATTTTATAATATAGCCTAAACAAAAACCGATAACATAAGCGATTTTGTTAGGCAGTTCTGAAAAGAACGTAACCACATTTGTTACAAGCTGGGTTATTCCTTCTTCTGCTGCCGTTCTAAGTCCTAACGCCCACTCGCGTATAGCGTCTACAGTACTTATAATTGCGTTCCAGATTTTGCTAGGTAATTCTTTCAAAAAATTAACCACGCCATTAAACGCGCTTTTTATCTGCTCCACCAGGTTGTTAATAATGTTTCTAAACCCTTCGCAATTATCGTACAGAAGTTTAAACGCTCCCGCGAACGGATTTACAAGAAGCAACAAAAGCCCTTGCCAGTTACTTTTAACAAAGTTAATAACTTTGTTAAATGCGTTTGGTATTGTCTCTGTAAAAAATGTTACAATTTTTTCTACTGCTGTACCTATAGCTGTCTTGATAGCTTCCCAAACATTTACAAGCGCCGCCCGCGCGTCCTCGTTTGTGGCGATAAATCCGACAATAGCCGCCACCAACGTAGCGACCAATGTTACAACCAGCATAATAGGGTTAGCCGCCATAGCAGCGTTTACTAACCACTGTACCGCCGCCCCGGCTGTCGCTGCCGCCTTAAAGCTTGTCAACGCTGCTACGACCGCATTTATAACCGAAGCTACCTTAAAAGCTACGAAGCCCGCACCGATTCCAGCTAATACGCTTACTATCGTTTCGCCGTTATCCGCAATCCAGCCCAGCCCTTCCAGAAGTGTAGGCAGAACAGCCGCCACTATTTCGCTTGCTTTTTCTACCATATTTCCGAAGCCTGTAGCTATCTTCTCTAATGCTCCGCTTAAGCTGCCGTCCGTTAAGTCGGTCTGTAGCTGCCCGATAACTTCCGTTATATTTTCTACCGCGTTCGTAAGTGGTGTTTTGAATTTCTCATAAGCTGCGATTCCTAAGCCTTCTAGCCCGCTTTTCAGTATCGTAACTTTTCCCTGTAAATTGTCGTTCATTGTAGCCGCCATATCTGCCGCTGCACCGTCACAGTTTGAAATATAGCCGCTTAACTCGTCGAAGCGCTCCCCGCTGTTTGCCAGCAAAGCGTTTACGCTCTTAAGGTCTACTTTATTGAAGATACTATTAAGTACTTCTGTCTGTTCTCCCTGGGTCATTGTTCCCAGGATTCCGTTAAGGTCGTTAAAGGTTTCATTTAACGGGCGCATGTTCCCGTTTGCGTCGAATACCTGTAAGCCCAGCGCTTCTATTTGCTTTTTAGCTTTATCTGTAGGCGCTGTAAGGCTTAGAATTACATTTCGTAACGCCGTTCCGCCTTCTGCTCCCTTTACGCCGTTATCTGCGAAAATACCTAAGACGGTATTCATTTCGACCACGCCGCCCGCCAGGTTCTTAGCAGTTCCGCCTACCGTTAGAATCGCTTCGCCTAACTGCTGTACGTTTGTATTACTTTTCTGCGAAGTCTTCGCCATTTTGTCAACGAAGCTTTCCGTAGTCCCGGCTGCGTCCCCTAGTGCGCTCATGCTATCCGTAACCATATCGGAAGCTGTCGCTAAATCCATTCCCCCGGCTGCTGCAAGGTTAAGGACTGTCGGTAACGTCTCTATGGACTTGTCCGCGTCATACCCGGCAAGCGCCATATAGTTAAGTGCTTCTGCTGCCTGTGTTGCCGAAAACTGCGTAGTTGCTCCCGCTTCCTTCGCCGCTTTCTGCAATTTGTCAAATTCTTCGCTTCCGGCTGCTATTTCCTCTGTCGTGATTCCCATAGTAGCCGCTACCTGGCTCATTCCGCTTTCAAAATCCGAACCTACGCCAACTGCTGCCGTCGCAAGTGTCTTTAAGCCATTAGCCAGGGCTTTAACGCCATTTATGATAGCGCTGGATATTAAATTAGCTTTTATAATATCGCCCAGGCTTACCGTTTTCTTCCCGGTTTCGTCCATGTTGTTTCCGGCTGCTGTTATTTCCTGTCCGAAAACCGTCCATTTCTTACCTGTGCTGTTTAATTCTTCTTCGGTTCGTTTTAATTCTGTTTGTTGGTCTGCTAAGGCTACCCGCGATTCATTGACTTTAATAGTATTTTTTGCTATCGCGTCTTCCTGTTTCTTAACTGCGTTTTCAGCCTTTGCATGTGCTTCTTTCGTTTCGTCTAGCTGTGCCTTTAATTTTTTACTTTCTTCGCTGTCTTTACCTGTCTCCTTAACGCTTTCCTTGTATGCTGCGGTAAGTTCCGCTACCTTCTCTTTTAACTTCTGCTCTGTTGCCTGTAATTCTGTAAGCTTCTGCTTCTGTGCCGTAAGATTTGTCTGTTGAAGCTTAATAGCGTCCGTCTGTAGCTTTATCTTAGCCGTTAACTCCGTCTGTTTAGCCTTAAGTAAATCGGTCTGGCTGCCTAACGCCTTCGCCTGTGCCGCTTCTACTTTGTATTCGCTGGTTACAAGCTTCATTTGCGTAAGCATTGACTTCATTTGACTGGTAAACTCGCTTGTATTAGCCCCTATTCGTAGACTAGCACCAGCCATTTATATAACTTACTCCTTCGCTTGCGTTTCTCTGTCATATTCGACTTGAAATACAACGTAGTCTAAAAGGTCGCTTAAGTCCGATTCTAAACAGTCCTTATAACTGTTTCGCATATTCTTAATACATATCTGTAAAATATTATCCAGGGCGTTTCTGTACGTTTCCCATATTTCTTCCTGGGAATGTTCCTCGATATAACCATTTTCCCGGTCGTATTCGTCGAAGGCACTACCCTGGTCTTCTACTTGCTGGCTGCCGTTCAAAAGGTCGCTTATATTCCGTATCTTTTCATTTACGGAAGCGTCCACGATTTCGGCTACCGCCTTAAATGTACTAATAACTTCTGCTACGTCCAGTTGTTCTATTTCTTCTTCCTCTATCCTGTCATTAAACACTATTCTGATAACAGCAGAATACAGGTATAATAAGTCGTTTTCGTCTTCGGTTTTGCTTATCAACTCCATAAGCTGTATGTACCGCCTGTAAGCGTATGTCGTGATACTGTAGAAATGCTTAAGTTTCCCGCCGCATTTGATACAGGTATCAATTAAACTTGTGAACTCAAATTTTTTTTTGCGTCTTTCGCCTGTTCTGCCAAACGCTTAATAATGTTCGCATTGATAAGCGCAAAGTTAAAAATAATCTGTGATACGTCCGCAAGTTCCGCGTTTGCTTCCTCAAAAGTAAACTGATTATCATAGATTTCTACAATCGCTTTTACCATACGGTCTAAGTCGTCGTCTGTGTATGTCTGCTTTTTCGGTGTTACCAGGTCGTCGTATACTTCCCTAAACGCCCGGTATTTCTTTCGCCCGATTTTTCCGCTTTCGTACTCTTTACCGCCTACAGTAATAATATTTGTCTTTAAGGTCTTTGCGGTTTCCTCTGCCTGGATGTTGGTATTATTCATAATTTCCGCGTTGATAAGTGAGAAATTAAGAATAATGCTGCTGATTTCGTCTAAGCCGTCGTCTGCTTCCTCAAAAGTGAACTGATTCCCAAACACCAGTACAATAGCTTCTATCATGCTATCTAAGTCGTCGTCGCTAAAGGTCTGCGCTTCCTTCTCTTTTCCTAACAGGATTTCGTATACTTCCGCAAATTTTCTATATTTTTCTCTTGTGATTTTTCCGCTTTCGTATTCCTTACCGTTTAAGCTGATTTTCATAATATAACCCTTTCTGTAAAGGGTGTCAGATTCTGACACCCTCTCATTTTATTAGTGTCCTGTTTCGCTTGCTGCTTTCGGCACTTCCTTATACTCCTGGACTTCGCTAAACCATGCAGCGATAGCTTCTTTTGCTGTCGTGTGTTCTTCCAGTAAGTTACTTTCGTCCACGATAAGGGCGTAAAGCTTCTTTTTTTCTCCCTCTATAGTATCTTCTTTCTTTCTGGCGTAGAAAGTGAAGGTAATCTTAATTGTTTGGGCTGTCTTTTTGTCCTTAACCGTTTCGTATGTAACGTCCGGGTGTTCCGCTTTTCCGCAATAGTACCAGCTAAATTCGTACTTGCCGTTCCCCTGTTTTGCCCGGAAGCCTAACGCTACTTCTTTTGCCTTATCCCCTTCCGCTTTTGCCAGGAAGCCGTATTTATAAAGAGTATCAAACAGTAACGCATAGTCTCCCGGCGTTAATCTGTTTACCTCTAATTCAATTTCTGTTTTTTCGTATGTCTCTACGGTGTCTTCTACCTCGTCGTCGCTGTAGGTATACTCGACGCTAAAGGTATCTTTTACCGTTGCGGCGATAGCCTTAGCAAGTCTTACGGGTACGTCCGCTGCGTATACGTCTTCGTCGTTCGTTGTGACTGCTGCTACGCAAATGTCCTTTAAGCCTACCAGGCGGCTTCTGGTAATGGTTTCTGTATTTTCCTTTACTGTTGCCATGTTTTAATTTTCTCCTTCCACATTCATAGAAAAGTAAAAGCGCGCTGCTTTATGGTAGATTCCTGTTTCTACTTCGTACTGGTCGTTTCCGGTAAAATAGGTAAAGCCCGCCTTTTTCAGCAGCTTCTTAACCTTCTTTTTCAGCTTAAAGCAGTCTTCTTTACTCCATATATCAACCTGTATGTAATATTCTTCGTTTTCGTTTGTATCTTCACTAAAATCTATATCTTCATCACTCATAAAATAAAATGTTATGTGTGTATCGTTTATATTCTGGTTATACCAGCCTTCTTCTGTGTGTACCCCTGTTATCCCTATCACTTCCGCTATAAATGCGGTTAAGTCCAGGTCTTCACTGTTGGGGTATTCCGCCAGAACTCTATTAAGCTGTTCTTTTTCTTCTTCGCTCAAAAGTGCCATGCTTATTCCCCCAGCTTTTCCTTTAATGTCTTTTCGTATTCTTCTTCTGCAATTTCCTTTAGCGCCTGGTATGTTGGTCTTGCTGCGTCTAACATAAAATGTTTAGGCTTGTGCATGGTCGTACCCCATTCATGGAATTTCATATAAAAGAACGGGGAAGTATCGCCCCTGTCCCAGCCCACCAGTTCGCCGTAGTTCCCGCTTTGCGTCGTTCCCTTCTTCGGTACATTGTCCGCCGCGTGCTGCCCGGTTCTGCTGCCTTTTCTGCCGGATTTCATAGGGTTACTGCTGTACGCTTTCTTCCGTATCTGCCCTTCCGCTTCCTGTAAGCCGATTTCGCCAGCCCGTTTTATGATTTTCTTATTTAGCGCCTTTAGTTCTGATTCCGTAGAAAGTCTTTCTATTTCCTTCTGCATTTCATTCAGCCCTAAGAACTCCATTGAAATATCAAAACTCATACGTTTTCCTGTGCCTTTATCACGATTTTTCTACGGTTATACTTCCCGTAGTCTGCCGCGATAATGTTAAACACCCTTTCGCCCCATTTAACCCGGTATTCCTTTGTATTTAAGGCTTCCAGTTTTAAACAAAACCTTGTTTCAAAATTCACTACGTTTTCTAATTTTGCTTCCAGGGCGCTATATAACTCTTTTCCGTACAGGCTCTTTACATCACACCAGCACTTATAGTAGTCTTCCCAGGTTTCCGCTGGTCTTCCTTTTTCTACTGTCTTTTTACGTTTTTGAATTACTAAATACATAATCACGCCCCCACATTCGCCAGCTTGTCTAATATGGTTTTTGTGATATTATCGGTTTTTGTGTTGCTTCCTACCGTAGTAGAACGTACTTCGTACATATCGCTTACGATTTTCTTTAGAAGAAGGGCGGCGATTCTCCGCCCTTTTTCGTATTCTTCGTCGCTTTCGTAGTTCGCCTTATCCTTGTACCCAGTGCCTACGCAACTATCTATATAGGCTTCGGCTGTCAAAATAAGCCCGCTTATTTCCTCGTCGTCTTCGTCGTAGCTTACCCTTAAATAGTTCTTCGCCTGTTCAAGCGTTAATAATTCTGCTGCCATTTCCTACCCCTTCCGGGACGCATTAGGCAGCCGGGGTAAATTCTACCTTGAAGTCTGCCCTGTCGTCCAACTTCTCACAGTCAAAGCGTTCCTGTACCTTAAGTGCTGTTTCGTCAGATTCAAAGAATACAGACTTATCTGTAGACACTGTGTAGCCCTTTCTCTCAAAGAACTTAACCAGCGCATACAGGTTAACTACATAAAATACTACCTTTCCGGTCGCGCTTGCTGTTACCGCTTCGTCGCTCAAAGTGATAAGCTGGCGGTTCTGGAAGTAGTCTTTACCGTTTACGGTCTTTACTAAATCCAGGTTTCTACCGTTCTTATCTTCCTGGGACTGCAAATATACATAACCTGTAAGGTTTGTGATAACTACAGTCTTTGCGCGAAGTGTCGGTAATACGCCGTCGATTACCTTTTTAACCCCGCGCCAGTCTGTCACGCCTGTAGACTTGTCTGTAGCGTTGTCCTCGACAATCTGTAAGATTTCGTCGTTTTCGCTGTTAACGCCAGCTTCCGCAAAATCCGGCTTAATAACATCCTGGATGATATTAACAGCTTCGTCTTCCTGTAAGTCGTTGGCAATCGGAACTAACGCGCCGTAGTTCTCGATATTGTAGCTAATATCCTGCGTGTTAGCTGCTTCCCCTGTCAACTTAGTACCAGATTTATACTTAGTAAGCTTCTTTCCGCCAATCTTTGCAAACGGCATTTTTCCATGATTGGAAGTAGCGCGTACAATGTGGCAATGTTCCTTAAGGCTGGGGAAGCCTTCACGCAATACCTGGATGTCATTAACGAACTGCTCCGGCAGAATCGCGGCGTTGTTGTCAATGGTTACGGCTGCTCTTTCCTCGTCCGTAAGTGCTTCTTTGCCCTTAAGCGCAAATTTTACAGCTACTCTCAACTCGCTTACTGCGGAAGCTGTACGCTTTTCTTCCTTCTTGCGCTTCTGTCCTCTTAATTCCTCTTTTTCCTCGTCGTCTTCTGCTTCTCTTACAGCAAGCAATCTCTGTAATCTTCTTTTTTCCTCTAACGCCGCTTCTGCCTTATCCGCGTCGCGGCTTTCCAGGTAGCCGTTAATCTCCTCTGTTTTCTTTCCGATTAACTCTCTGATTTCCTGTACTGTCATTTTTTAAAACTCCTTTTCGTTTTCTTCCCTAAGCTGCATAAGCCGGGCTTCCATTTTTAATTTTTCTAATCTCTTTTCTTCTTTTGCTTCTTCTTTTACCTTCTCAAAGCTTCTACAGCTAATTTCTGAACTGTCATAAGCGGGGAAGGTGCAAGGGCTTACTTCCAGCAGCACCGCCTTTACTACGCTTCTTTTGTAAATTTCTTCGCCTTCATGTACTACTTTACTCCACCTGTCTTCCTGGCAGATAAAGCCGAAGCTGCTACCGTCTACATCCCCGCGCTGTACGCTCTCTTTTACGTCATTTCCCCAGGTATTGTTAGGTAAATCAATGTCATACGCTAACCCTGTGGTATCTGCCGTATTGAAGCGTAAAGTATCGGTTTTTGTGCTTCCTAACGGTCTGCTTGTGTCGTGATTCCATAAGGCTTTTATCTCTTTCCCCACTTCCTTACAGCTATTTAAGCTTTCGTCGAAGCAGCCCGCCGCGATTTCCTCTAAATATTTGTCGCCCCAGCGGTCTACTATCAAAACAGGGGTATTGTATTTAACTGCATATCCGCCGATTGTCCGGCTGTCTTCTCCCTCTGCTGCCGCCCTTACTTCCAGGGCGATTCCCTGGCACTTCCGGCAGTAATTACGAATTTCCGGGCTTTCTCCTTCCGTTCCTCTATTCGTTGGCATTGCTCCCGCTCCCTTCTTCTTTTTTGCCTATGTCTTTTAACTTCAAAACTCCGGCATTTACTATTAGTTCGTCCCCGTCCGGCAGCTTTTGGCGCTGTAGTTCTAGCCTGGCTTCGTTCGGGGTGTAGATTCCGTTAGAAACATAAGCACAAAGTATTTTCTGCTGTGTTTCTGCCGAAGTCCTCAAAATCACGTTCGTATTAAAACGTGCTTTGTAGCCCTTGTCCCGTTTCTCTTTTGTTAATGCGCTCCATGTAGTTTCCTGTTCTATGGATTCAAACAGTATTAACAGTGTGTCAATTAAAAAGCTTAATTGCTGCTGTTCCAGGGAATTATTATTAGTGTCCTTAAGGTCGTTAAGCTGGTGCATTTTGATACCAAAAAGCGCCGCTATCTGACTTATAGACATTCTTCTAATCTGTTCGTACTGCGCGTCCGCCAGTGACAAATTGATAGGCTGCACACTAAAGCCCGCCGGGACTGTAAAAATACGTTTTCCTTTGCTGTAAAGCCGCCCGAATTTCTCTTGTGTCTTCCTTAACTCTTTTTCGTCCTTAATGTCAGACGTAAGCTGTACTACCAGCTTATTAGTAAGCCCGTTATCGTACAGCGTATTAAGGTAATTCTGCGCCTTTATCTGCCCTTCTATCGTGCCTTTCACAATTTCCCTAATCGGTTTTGTGTTGATTCCGTCCATTGTAAAGCCCTTGAATATAAGCAAGTCTTCATAAAAGCCGGAATCTGTAAAGCTGCTGCCTACAATCCTGTAATCTACTAAAGCCTTGTGCCTAAGCTTCGATTTTAATAACCCCGCGTCGTCTACCGTGATTCCTTCCACCGTACACGGGTACAGCGCTTCTATTTCTCCGTTTCTTCCGTACTGCTTCGCAATCGCGCTAATACCTTCGTGCTGCCTGGTGGCTTCTACCGCCTTCCACATGTCAATAGCTGTCATGTATGGGTTAGGGCGAAGGCTTAACAGTTCGTTTAGTCTTTCTTCTGTTGCCCTTCTTATTCCGTTTTCTGTGTCTTGCACCAGGTAAAGCGGCGTTTTTGCTACCGCTTCCGATAACTGCTTAATACATGTAAAGTACGTCGCTTCCCTCATAGCTGCCGCTGGCTGCTCTGAATCTATCCCGAATACCTTTAGGAATATCTTTTCTTCATCCGTAAGCGTTATGCTATCGGTCGTTTCTTCCCTCTTTTCCAAAAAATCTAAAAACATTACTTCTTACCACTCCTAACCAGCATAACCGCCGCTACCAGCATTTCGCCGCTTAGTAGATATAACCCCGCGTGTTTGCTTATGTCATACGTTACCGCAAAAGCAATAACCAGGGCTGCCACTAATAGCGCGTCTGCGACTATTAACCTTTTATTTTTTATCTGTTTTATTCTCTTAAGCATTTTCTACCTTCTTTACATAGCGTCCAGGTATTCAACCGGGTTATAATGTTCAATACCGTTTTCTTCGATACACAATAGCAAGCCCATAAGCATAGCTATAATGCCGTCTATCTTAAATTTCGATTTCTTCTTGCTGTACTTCACGCCTAACATTTCGTCGTAAACCGCTATACAGTTCTTAGCCATGAACCGGAAACACTCATTTTCTGCTATGATGATTCTTTCATCTACTAACAGGTTTTCAAAATCATTTATAACCTGTGTCATGGTCTTCGTCCCCTGTCCTAACGGTATTACTTCCCAGCGGTCTTCCAGCCTGTTAATAATCGTCTGGCTTCCCCACTGGTCGAAGCCTATTTGTTCTATCCTGTACGTTTCGTCCAGTTCCGTAGCATGGTCTAAAAACCTATCGAAGTTTATGTATTTTCCGTCAAGCGCTATTAAATCGCCTTTCTTTATCCAGTATTCATAAGGGTTATTATCCTTATGCTGTCTGTATGCTACGGTTTCTTTCGGTGTGTACAGATACGGAACGACTATAAAGCGCCCCGTAGTTTCTTCGTAGAATACCAGGACAAAGCCCGTAATATCGTTCTTGCTGGATAAATCCAGCCCGCCCCAGCACTTCCAGCCTTTTAAGTCTTCTGTATCTACCTTTTTCGTGCATGTGTCCCATAAATCCATATTGATAGCGCCTTTTTCATGGTCTAATGCTACATGTTGGTTTAGGAACATTCTTCTAAACATGTTTTCCTGTAGTGGCATTAGCCTAATGCGCTTTGCATAGTTCGCCAGGTCTTCCAGTTTCCTAAATACTCCTAATGCTGGGTTTGATTTATACCACTGGGCTTCGTCCTCTACGTTACAGTCTTTGTCCGCTTCATATATCCGGTAATAAAAGCTAGGGTCGTTTACCTCTCCGGCTTCTATCTTTTTCGCCATTGTGTAAAGCTGCATTTCCGGGTTTGCTGGGTCTTCCCCGCTGGAAGCTGTCGTAATTGTCATTATTAACGGTTCATCCCATGCACCTTGCCCGGTTCTAAGCTTTCCGTACATTTCGTCGTTTTTTGCCTGGTGTATCTCGTCCAGGACTGCCACATAGTCGTTAAAACTGTCCGCATTATCCGCGTCAGAAGACAGTACCATAAGCTTATTACCGTTGTCCTTCCGTACAATGGTTTTTGTACTGCTCGTTATCTTGCAGTACCGCCTTAAGGTCTTATTTGTCTTTATGAAATGTTCTACAGTTGCGTATAATTCCCCCGCCTGTTTCGTCGTATTTGCTGTTAAAATAAAAAGCGCGCCGAAGATATGCCGCTGACAGAAGAACAAATACACTACAATGATTGCCGCTAAGAATGATTTACCATTTTTTCGCGGTATGTTTATATGTGCTTCTCTATGTTTGCGCTTGCCGTCGCTTCTTCTCTTTACACAAAGAATTTCGGTTATAATCTCAAACTGAAATTCTAGTAATTCAAATTGTCGGCTTGCGCCCCTGTCATTAGTCAACTTCGACACGAACTTAAATACTTTCGTTGCTTCTTCAACGTCGTAATAATATTCTTCGTTGTCCCACTTCTTTTGTAACTTTTCCAACCAGGAAGCTAATAGCAGTTCCTTTTTAATCATGCGCTACCATTCCGTCTAATTCCGGGTCTATGCCGCTCTCCGAAGCGTTCCCGGCTTCCTTCATCCGCTGCCGCGCCGCCGGGGTTAACCCCAATTCCTTAGCCCATGCCCTTAATTCTGTTTGCGCTTTGTTTGCTATGCTTACTTCTGGTCGTTGCTGCTCGTAGCCGTTGTCCCCAACAAGCATACTGTAGCCCTTTTCGTCTATAATCTGTTCGCACCGTTGCCACTTTGCATAATTGATACAATAGGCTTCCAGTGCCTTTAAGTCTTTGTCTGTAAAATCTTTTCCTTCTTCCGCTAAAATCTTGGCTACTCTGCGCCATTCCTTTTTAGCGGTATCATTTAACCACTTTGGGCATGGTTTAGGCTTATTTTTTTCTTTTTCATTTTCTTCTTTTGCCATGCTTCCACCTCATGCACTCCCCCCTATAGTAAAAATTGCCGTTTTTTTTCAAGCAAAGTTGAACTCGAGACTTTTATTTTATGTTTTTAAATTTTTATATCCCCCCTGTCAGAACGAACTCCCTATAGAACTGTTCTAACATTTCGTATAAAATCTTTTGCATTTTCTTCTTTGCCTTATAGCTGCGGTCATACTCCTTGTGTATGCGCCTATGGTTCGCTTCGCTTAGTCCTATCACGTTCGCCGCGTCCAGTCTTCTAGCCCAGGCTTCCGTTATCTCTTGTATGTGGTGGTAGTTCTCCGCGTCTATAATTCTTCCAGTCGTATAGTATTCGTAAATGTCTATGCCTAGCTGTGCTGCTGCCTGGGCGGCTCTGAACTGCTCCCAGGCTTTGCTATTATAAAACTGCTGCCGCCTGGCTTCCTGTTCGTCCCTCATGCGGCGCTGCTTATATTCTCTGTACTTCTTCCTGTCCGTTTCCCTGTGCTTATCACAGTACTTAACCCCGGCTTCTACTACCTTGTGACAGCCTGGATAACTGCATAACTTCTTTATCATGTGCCGCCCTTCTTTCGGTTAGCGCTGCCCTGGATTTCATGCAGCGCCGGAGGTTTAGGACAAACAAAAAAGAAGAACCAGACAAAGGGGTCGTTACCTCTGTCTAATTCTTCTTGTGTTTGTTCCTTAATATTACCATAAAGTTTTTATAGTTTCAACCGCTTTTATTTGATTTACCCATATACTTTTAAGAGTTTTAGGGTAGGAAAAAGGCTACCAGCCGTAGCCGATAGCCTATATATGTTACAGTGCCAGCTTATATAATACCAACTGATTAAGGCTTACGCCTTCTTCCTCTGCCTGGATTGCTAACCGCTGGTGTAATGATTTCGGAAGTCGTACATTAAACTTCCCGCTATAGTTCTCTGTTCTTTCCGGCAGCGGGATAGGTAAGTTATTTTCTAACTTAACCTCTAAATATCCTTCCATAGCTTCGTTAAGATTTTCGTACAATTCTTCCAACGTATCGCCTGTACTCTGGCAGCCGTCCAGTTCTAAGATTTTCCCGTAAAAATAATGCCCGCTTTCGTCGTTCATTTCCTTTACGATTCTTGTATACGGCAGTTCCATATAATCCTTTACTTCCATTATGTCCTACTCCTTTCTATTGCTCTTTTATATTATATCCAGGTTAGGGGATTTACTCCCCTATCCTGTTAAGTATGTCTACTATGTACGCCTTCTTTAATGGGCTTTCCTGTTTGATTGTGGTAAGGTCGCCTGTCTCTTTGTTCAAGTACTGTTTGTGGCTTCCTTTCTGTCTTACTCCTTCGTAGCCGTAAGCCCTTAGTACTTTGTCAGCTTCTTCGGGGCGTATGCCGTTCGGCTGTCTTTTCATTTTTTCAATTATCTTTTCTACGCTTGGCACTTGGTTTATCTCCTTTCTGATATTATAGTACCATATTTAGTACTATAAGTCAATTCTTTTTTGCATGTTTTTTATACTTTCTTCTGGTACAAAGTCCATGCAATCGCCGCCAGTTATTAGACTTGTCCGTATTTGCTGCTGCCAACTGCTGCCGCTTCCGGCTTCGTTCTAATTGTTTCTTTCTGTCTCTTATGGACTGCTGCCGTAGGCGTTTCTTTGCCTGTTCGTTCCCCATAGCTGCCGCCATTCTTTTATAAAACTCTGAAAAACTGTTTACAATCTGTCTTCCCGCTTCCTGTATTGCTTTCGCTATGCGTCCGAACGCTTCTACTACTGCGTTCCATTCTTCCGGTGTTCCCTTCCATTCTTTCGGCACTTCCATTAGTCTTCCTTCTTTCCGTCTACTACTGTTAAGTTTATCGGTTCTATCATATCTTCTAGGAAAACATAATAAGGCTTTTTGTTTCCTGGTGCTGCTTTAAGATTCACATACCGAAAATGTACATAATATGCCAGTATTTCCATATCCGGGATATTCCGAACTTCTTTAACCGTTCCAATCTTCCCCAGGATATGCTTAATATGCTTCTGCTTAACGCCCACTTCCTTAAGCCTGGCTTCTGTACATGTTACCCGTACTTTCTGCCCTTTTCTTATCTTCATTTCCTTTTACTCCTTTTTGTGTTATTACATATCCGCTATCTGTTTCTATCGCTTCTTTGCTGCATAGAAACGGCTTATTCTGTAAATCGTCTACTACTTTCTTGACATCCTTTATATCCATTTTTAAATCCAGCTTTCTACTACGCTTTTATGGTCTTCCTTGTTTCTTGCAAAAGGCAGCATAGCCGGGAAGCGCCTTGTAATGTCTTCCCGGATTTCTTCTACTGTGTTCCTTGTAATGATAATATTTGTAGGCGCTGTCCCTTCAAATAACCTAGCTACATACTTGTCCGGGTAGTCGTCCGGTTTATTGAACACACATATAATAGGCTGCTTTAATTCGCTTGTGTCTACATCTGCAAAGCTTTTAACTTCTGTTGTTTTCATTCTCTCCGCCCTTTCTTGCCGCCAATTCACAGTTAATAACGATTTCCTGTAAATTGTAAAAATCGTCTTCGCTTATGTATTCCCTTAAATTGAATAAATCCGCTGTAAGAATTGCTGTAGCTTCCGGTATGTCTACCGCTTCGTCGTCTGCTGCCGCCTGGTCTTCATCTGCTCCCGTTTCCGGTTCATTCATTGCACCCGCAAGCCCTTGTTTTTCCTGGCTTTGCGGTTCTTTCGTAGTGTCAGATTCTGACACCTTTTTAGACGTTTTCTTAATTGTGTTTTTCAGTGTTTCCACTACTCCAAAATATCCGGCTTCTAGCATAGCTTCCAGCAGTTCCATTAAATCATAGTCCCTAAGATAATCTGTATACTGCCTATCATCCCTTTCCAGGTGGAAGCCCAGATTATCGAAGTACACTGTATAGCCTTCGCCTTCGTGTTTGAAGCTAAAGCTTGTCTTCCCCGGTGCATACTTGCCGTCTTCGTAGCAAAGCTTCTTTCTGTAGTTCTCAATGATATTTAACAGGGCGTTAATTCCTCTGCTGCCTTTGTAGGATTCTATGAAGTCCTTACTAAACGCCCCGGAATGAAGGATAGCGGTAATATAGCAGCTATACGGAAGCCCTCTGGGCGTATAATCTGGATTCAATACGCCGCCAATTTTAAAATGTGCTGTATCGGTCTTTATACTACGCCCGCCTGTTGCTTCCGGGTAGTCGTCTAAATCCTGCTGCATATCTACTTGTTTTTCCGGTTCTTTATCCGATACCGGGTACAACTCATTAACCAACTGCACAAAACGCGTCCAGGTTATTTCCTCTGCCCTGTCAAGCCTTACGCCCCTTATACTACAATCATAATCTACGCCGCCGCTATTTCCGCCCGTGTGGCTTCTTCCCAGGTGTTCTATACATGCTTCCTTAAGCTTGCTTCTGTCCCCGTCGTACCGCTTCGCGTGTGCTTCGTAGAATTTCTTTACGGCTGCTGGTGTCGGCTCTTTTTTCTTCTTTTCTTCCTCGACCATTTTCTTAACTTCGCCGCTCAACATTTCCCCGGATTCTATTACTTCCTTCTGCTTTTCCTCTGGCAGCCTGGAAGTTTCGTAAGCCGTGGTAAAATTCATTTTTCCATTCTTAAAGGCTTCTTTTCCTTCCTCGCACAAATTATTAGTAATGCTTTCCATTTGTGCCGCTTTTCCGGTCGAAACGCCTACAGCGCTTGCTATGTAATCGCGCATTTTGCCCTCTATCTGTACTTCCCCGGATTCCTTCGCCGCTATCAGATACTTCTTAAACTCTGCTACACCTTCCGTTAACTCCCAATCGCTTAAGCGTCTGCTAAAGATATTCGCACTATGCAGCGTAAGCATAAACATAGCTTCGGACATTTCCTTTATTTTGCAGTCAATCAGTTTAAAACTGTCGTGTCCTCGCTCGATATTAAGGACTGCTGCCGCCGTTCTCCTATGTCCTACTATAATTCTGTCCTGTCCCGCTACCCGTCCTACTATAACTTCCTGTAGCTGCCCCACCAGTAACATATTATCCGCCAGTTCCTCTATATCTTCCTGGGCGTACTTATTATGCTCGCTGGGAATCAGTGTACGCGGGTCTAACTTTATCTTCCGGTATTCCTCTGTAAATATAATGCCCTGGCGGCTGTTCTGGTTCAGCCTGTCGCCTACTCCTAATCTACCCATTGTTTACCCTTCCTTTCTTGTAAGTCTTATATATTCTGCTGCCAGGCTCTTATAGTCCCTTGTCGCCGCGCTCCTGGGTGTTGTCTCTATAAGGCTCTTGCGCTTCTCATACGTCCAGTCTACGACCTTCTTACTGTAGCGGATATGTGTATTAAAGGTGCTGTACTCGCTTTTCTGTAAGGCTTCTTCGCCCTTCACTACGCTTATGTCGTTCGTGAACATAGTAACCAGGCATTTAACCAGGGATAAGCCGGGGTTATACGGTCTGATTTCCTCTATAACCTCTGTCAGTTCTTCCATTCCGTCTAATGCGTTCTTATCTGCCTTAATCGGTATAATAACGTCGTCTGCTGCTGCCAGGGCGTTAAGTACATTGATTCCGACACCAGGCGGGCAGTCAATTAAACAATAGTCGTACTGTTCTTCCACCTGGTCTAATACGTCCTTCAATCTTACAATCTGGTTCGCTTCCTGGTCTAACATAAGGTCTACTGCTGCCGCGTCCATATTCATATTAGCCGGGATAATGTCAAGCCCTACGCGTCCGCTGCTGCGTATTACGTCTTCTGCCATTGTGTCGGTATCGCGTAAGACGTTTTCCATGCTCTTATAATCATAACTATGTACCCCGAAGAACTTACTTACGTTCGCCTGTATATCGTTATCCACCAGCAAAACCCGGTATTTATAGACTGTCGCCATAATTAAAGCCAGGTTTATAGCTGTTGTGCTTTTTCCTACTCCGCCTTTCAAATTAACTATTGCTGCTGTTCTCATATTCCTAAACCGTCCTTTCTCCTAATATGGTTCGATTCCCAAAATACAGTAACCCGGTTCGATTCCTGGGTACTTATCTAAGAAATAAATGATATTTACCCTCTGTTCTCTCCCCGTGAGTACTCCTAAGTCTTTGTCGTACTCCCTTAGTACTATATCGTCGCCCGCCCTGTAGTCCCGGTCGTTCTTTCTTACTTCAAAAGGCTTATAACCTTCTTCTACATCCTGGTAAAACTCCTTTTCGCATTTGATATAATGTGTTTTCGCGTCTTCCTCTTCTGCAATTCCAAAAAATAGCCAGCTATCCAGCCATTTTCCTACCTTTTCTGCTAATTCTCTTATTTTTCCCATTCCTAAACCTTCCTTTCTGCGGCAGCAGTCTTTACAGGCTCTGCCGCTGCTGCATTGTCTACAGTTACTTTCGTGATATATAACTTTTCCTTGCCCCTCGACCAAAAGTAGGCGCTTCGTCTTTTGTTACTCTTTTTTTCCTAAGCAGCCCATATTATCGCAAGTTCTACAATCTTTCCCGCAAAATCCTATAAACCGCTTTGCATTTACCCGGTCTGTTAGCTTCGCCTTCTCTGCCGGGTATGTGTCGCTTTTAATATCCAGGCTTTCTAATGCTCCGTCCAAATACGCCTTAATAACCTCTGTAGCTGCGTCCGAACCATACGCTATAATAGCCCTTCCGCCGATTCTGTTAATAGTGTCAATAAAAATAAGCTGTTCTTCTGTTGCTTTATTGCTTCCTACCTTCAATTCGACATACAGGTTATTATAGCCGCCTGCTGCATACGGTAAGCATATATCGCTTACCCCTGGCTTCATGCCCTGGCGCTTTAGGTCTGCCCCAGCCCTTACGCTTCTCTTTCCTTCGTTGGCTGCATGATACATAGCCTTAAGTACCGGGGTCTGTGACTGCTCCCAGCGCGCCCAATCGAAAACGGCGGCTTGTGCCTGGGCTTCGCTTTCTCTACGCTCCATACTCTAATACCCTTTCCGCTGCTCCCTGGGCTGCCTGTGCTGCTGCTTCTGCTGCCGTTTCCAGTTCTGCGCTTAAGCATTTCCCTTTTGCACTTAATATAATTGCCTTCTTCATACAGCCGTTATCACTGTAATTTCTACAGGTTTTCATACCGCACACTACGTTAGTACTGCTCATTGTCCTTATCCTTTCCCGTTATTTTCTCTGCCAGCATTAAGACATACAGCGGAAGAACCAAAAACCACACCGTACTAATTATCCATGCCGTTAACGAAGCCTTCCCGAACAGCTCCGGCGTTTCCATTGGTTCGTAGTACCCTTCTTCTTCGTCGTTCTTACGCACCGCCCACATGATTAGCGGTACAGATATAACGGCACATACGCAAAAGCCCACCAGGTACACCGCCATGATGATAAGCAACGCCTTATTCATGGGCTTTTTCCTGGTCTTCCCCGGCTGTTGCCGTCTCTGCCTTAAGCTGCTGCTTTGCCTTCCCTGGTGTCTCTGCTATGTACTGCCCTACCGCCTTCGTGATTTCTTCTACCGCTAAAGCTGTTAATGCTCCGTCGGCTTCGTATTTCTTTAATACCGTGTCTAAAGCCTGTCCCGCTAATGCGATACCATTTACTAAGCCTTCTTCGTAGCCGTTGTCGTAGCTTCGGTCTGTTACCCTAGATAAGTAGCCGTCTAACTCCTGTCGGCTCATTCTCTTAATGCGTCTTGCTGTCTCTCTGTCGATTCCTAAAGTTTTTCCCATTCTAATTCCGTTTCCTTCCATGTCTGATTGATTCTTACGAACGTATAAGTAAAGAACGTGTAGCCTGTCTTTTCGTGTATACCTTCCCTAACGCTGTCGCCGTCCAGGTAATACGATTTTTCCAGCTTCTTAGGCAGTCTGGCTATTCTGTTGTACCAGCCCTTGTCCTTTATCGGTTCTTTTCTTAAGATTGTCGGTTTTCTTAGGTTCTTAGAACTATTCCAGCGTTTACCCTGTAAAGCGTCCGGGTCTTTTAACATGCCGTCGCTTTGCTTTATCAGATACGACGCTAACTTAGCGTAGTTCCCGGAATCGTCCAGGGGGTTAAAGTGTGTCCGCCCTCTGCCCTTCCAGGCTTTTGTTATTGCTCGCTGGCTTACTTCGTCTGGTGTATTTATAACTAAGTGATGATGTAGCGCCCCCTTCTTGCCGATTTCCATAACGTGTATGTACTTGAATACCAGCCCCAGGGATTTATACAGCTTCCGCATTTCCTGTAAGAAGTCGTCCGCGTCTGCTCTCATTGCCTTCCTTCCGGCTGGACGTTCACTAAGCTTATAATCTAATACTAAGTGCGTGTCCCCTTCCTGGAAGTTCTCGTTTATCAGTCTCCTTAGTTTTTTCTCTGCTGCTCTTTTGTTTACTTCTCTCTGTTCATCTGTTGTAAGCCGCTTCCTCTTTCCCCGCTTCACTCCCTTCTTGTTAAATCTGCTGCTATAATACTTTGATACCTCTATGGTATTTCCAGCCTTCACTACCTCTATGATGTACGGCATATACTAACCCACCCTATCGTTAATACTTTTATCAAGCCATAAAAGGGGCGGAAACCCCTTGAAAAATAAGCTTTTTCGTTGACTTCCGCCGTACATTTTGGTATACTTATTTATGTGAGTAAGTACAATATGTACGGCAAAGCCGCTAGATTATTTCCCGATAGTCTAGCGGCTGTTTTATTGTCTTTTTTGGCTTTCTTCGGGTGTGTGTATTCTGCCGTTAAGCAGTTTCTTTTTTCTTCTGTAATTCGTACTGGTTTACTGACAGTTCGTAGCACGTTCTAGGCTCTTTTCCCCTGTCCCCTAAGTCTTTTATATACTCGCGGCTCTGTAAGCGCCCTACGGCTTCGATACAGTCCCCTACATGCAGTTTTTCCGTTGCCCTGGTGGCTGTGCCGTTCCACATGATAGACGGGATATAATCGCTTAACTGGCTTCCGTCCTCTCTGTGTACCGCTAATAACAGGTCTGCAATCAGCAGCCCGCGCGGTGTCTCTCTAATGGGTACTTCTTTGCACAGGAAACCCGTAATAACTACCTGGTTCGTGATTCCCTTGTAATCGTCGTCTTCCTGGATAGAAAACGCCCTTACGGAAATATCCAGCTTGTCCTTAATGTTCCTGGTTCTGATTTCTCCGGTAATAAGAAGCTGCGCGCCTACTACTTCCCCTTTTTCGTCAATGTCTGCCAGGGCGTTATATGCTGCCGTGTCTTCCTCTACCACAATGGGTAAAATGTCAATAATTCCGCTTTCCCTCTGTACCGCAAGGTTAAACTTGTAGTACTCTGTTCCTTTTTTGTCTATGCTTGCCTGTTGCGGGTAGTCCAGGACTTCCCCATACAGTGATATAAAATTGTTCATGCTCTCCTACTCCTTTTCCTTCTCTTTCCAGTAATATTCCCTGGTTTCTCCGGTGTCGTCCTTAATGGTAATCGTTCCCCATGCGTCGCCATTCCCGGTAATCGTCGCTTCCTTCTTCACTGCTGCCGCCTGGGCTTCTTTTGCCTTTATGCTGCTTTCCGCCAGTGTTGCCACTGTGAACAGAATAAGGGCTACTATTGCTACAACTGCTGCTATGCGCTTATTATCTCTACTGTTTGCTCCCAGACATCCCAAAAGAGAACATACGGTAATTGCTGCTAAGAAAATCTTTAAAAACATCTTTAGTACTCCTTCCACTTTTCTCTAAATTTTGCCAGGCGCTTATTAAAAGCTTCCTGGTTCTGCTCCCGCTTTGGCTGCTCCGGTTTCGGTGTTCCCGGACGCTTCCTAAGTTCCGGTCGCTCCGCTGCCGTAAGCACTATCGTATTGTTTGTGTAAAAATCTACTAAGTGCTGCTGCCCGCATATCTCACAGGTGTTAACTACATTGTCTTTCAGATTCAGCAAGCGGCTGTTACACTTAAGGCAGTTCCGCGCCTTCTTATTCCCCTTGCTGGCAATTCTCTTTAATATCAACTTTTCTTCGTCCCTTCTTCTGTGTCTCTTTTTGCTAATACCATTTTTGTGGCGATATAAAGCGCCTTCTGTGTTACTTCGTCCAGTCCTTCAAGAAGTAAGTTAGCTTCTTCGGCTCTTGCCTTTTTGTGTTCCATGTTCTCAACCGCTGCCGCTGTCATATTAACAGCCCCCTTTCTTCCTTCTGTTCGCTGCCAGGCAGCCCCGGAACAATCGTTCTATCGTTTCTTCCTGGCTGCTTAAGCCTACCTTCTGCCCGGTATACGGTACACATGAAATAACCTTAGATTCTGCCGTAGTACAGTTTCTACGGGCTTCGTTCTCATTTCGCGCCGGGACTAACCGGGTCTGCCTTCTGCCTAATGTTTCTACTTCTACTACAAATTTCTTCACTGTTTTTCACTCCTACTTTTTATGTAATTTTCTACCGCTTCCGTCGCCCGCTTATAACATTCCGTTTCGCTTTCCTCTTTGATTTTGCAAATACTACGGGTTTTCTGTTCTCCCCGGTATTCCCATATTTCTATTAAGCCGTCGTCGTATAAGCTAAAGCGGCTGTGCATACGCAAGTTGCTAACCCTCTGCGCTTGCCTGTACACTCTATAGAATTTGCTAATAGCTATTCTACGGTCTGCTTCTTTGTTATCCGTCTTATGCGCTCCCTTCCTTTCTTCACGCCCTTTAATACCAGGCTTAAAACCTTACAGGCTATTACTGTTGCCGCCAGTAAAATAGCGCCCGCTGCCACTGTTACCAGAATAATAAAAACTTTCACGCTCAAAACTTTGATACCTCTAAACAAGGACTTTTTTCGACTGCTGCCACAGCCTTTATCTTTTGCTTCTCAATGCCGCTATTTCTGCCTTAATGTCTTTTCCGGTGTAATCAGCTAAAAGCTTTTCGCTTATCTGATACGCCCAGGAAGAAGAACCCGGAAGCTGTATAGCTATTCCTATGTTTAGCTTCCCTTGCTGCATAGCCACCCGGACAAACTGCGGCGATACTCCTAAAATGTCCGCTGCTTCCGCTGGCTTTATGTTGTTATCCCTCAATTTATCCCGCCTTTCTTGTGTATTCGCCTTCTGCATTTATCCAGGCTTAGGACTGGCTACCGTTGGTAGGCTGCATTACGCTTTTTCTTTGTTCTTTTTCGTGGTATAATTATCAAAAAACTTAAGGGGGTTTACCATGAAACACATTTCATATTCTTTTAGCAATTCTGATATAGAAGCTATCACTTTTGCCCTTACCGTCCTTCCGTCCCTGGGTATCGAAGAAACAGAAGCCCAGGCAGCTATTAACTATCAGTGCTGTTGTTCTGCTGGTGAAAAGCTTCTTAAGCACGATACCAACATAGCGCCTAATGAATTTCGCGTTATCCTGGCTTCCCTTCAAGCCGTCCAGCTTATCAACCAGGGCGAACTTGAAGTAGACCAGGAAACAAAGCAGAAATGCAGCAGCTACTTATTTACTGTCAATAAGCTTGTGTCTGTCTTTGATAAGCAAATGTCATAGTTTACGCTTACTGCAATTTCATTTTCAAAATTACTATTTACAAGCTGCCGAAGTCTTTCGGCGGCTTCTTTTCTGTCTGGCGGCATTTTTCCACGCTCCTTTCCGGCTTATTTTACCGTGTAGGCGCTTTTTCTCATTAAAAAAGCTGCTTAAAAACCTGTTAACCTTCCATACGCTCTATAGCTGGCGTAACCGCTGCTATTTTTTCACAGTATGCAGTATCAGCTATTAGCTTGCTTCCTCTGCTGCAAGGTAGCCACCCTTGCCACTAATGCGCCGTGTGGGATTTGAACCCACGACTTACCGCTTATGAGGCGGTCGCTCTAACCACTGAACTAACGGCACTTGCCGGGCGGCTGTTTCCGCCCTGGTACTTTATTTCTTATATTTTTTTAAACGCACATTCTTTAACAAGTCGTCCCAGTCTTCTTCGTCCCAATCCGGTAACTGCTCCCCCAGAAGTCTTTTAATATAACTGGAATCCTCTAACTGCTCGTCTGTAAGGTCTGCTGCAAGGTCTTTTACTAGGTTTGCATATTCAACTAACGCACCCGCCAGGTCTTCGCCTATGCTCTCAACTACTTCTTTCGCTACCTTTTCTGCTATAATCTCTTTTGCTCTGTCCTCGCTCATTTTCTTTTCTTCCTTTCGTCGTTGGTGTATAATCTTGTTAAGCAATTTTTAGTTGCTAATCCTTCAAGTGAAAGGGGGTGTGCATTATGAGCGACACCAGCCCAATCACGAAAGAAGAATTGCTTACTGCTATTACTTCTGCCCTGGCTGTTATCCGTCCAGAATTTGACGACCCAGCTTATAGCGCGGTTATCAAATTTGCCAAAGAACTGGAAACCCAGATTATGAAGCTGTAGTAAGCACAGTTACTAAAGATAGCCTGGAAAGTCGTCGTATAAAGGGTACGGCGGCTTTTCTCTTTCTTGACTATGTGATTATATTACCCCACATAGTCCACATTGTCAATAGTGTTTTTCATGTTTTTATTGACTATGTGGGATTTTAGTGTTATTGTTAGCTTACATCATAAAAGGAAAGGAGTTATACGCTTTGAAAGACAGGATAAAAGCTATACGGAAGCACCCCAGCATTAACCTTAATCAAGAAGAATTTGGAAAGCGCGTAGGTGTAAAAGGAAACACAATAGGCAATTATGAATTAGGTTTACGCAATCCTTCCGAAGCTGTTATATTTTCGATTTGTCGGGAATTTAATGTTAATGAAGACTGGCTTAGAACTGGCAACGGCGATATGTTTAACCCTATGTCCGAAGACGAAGAATTAGATATGTACATAGGTCGCATATCCGGCAGCGAAGATAAGTTTAAAAAGAATCTGCTTAAGGCTCTTTGTAAGCTTACGGATGAAGAATGGAACGTGCTTAAGAAAATCATTGCGGAAATGAAAGAAGGGTAGACGCTATTTACGTCCACCCTTCAACCCCAGGATATAAAAGTATATCTTCCTTAACAATCTTTCTTCCTGGATAGTATCTATAAGGTTGTGCAGCTTCTCACGCATTATAGTTAAGCCCCCTTCCCTAGTGCTACCCATTATAAAAGATTTTGCCCGGCTTGTCTTATATTCTAAAAACATTTCCAGAATCTTGGAAATATTTTTACCGCCAGGGCTTCAAAGGTTTTACTATGGTATACTTACTTATATTCTGATTCGTACAGGTCGCTAATGCGGCAGCCTAACCCCTTGGCTATCTTTTCCAGGTTAGCCAGTGTAGGCGAAGTCTTCCCGTTTTCAATATTGTTAAGCGTGGATTTACTTACACCTGTTACGGCTGCTACAGCTTCCAGCTTTAAGCCTTTAGCTGTACGGATTTCCCATAACTTAATAATTACCATAATCTACCAGCCTTTCCGCGTGATAGATTCATGGTACTAAAATAGTAAGAAGGTGCTAATTATGGTCGAATATGACGGATATGATATTAACGAATACTATTTTGAATATCCTGTAAATGCCGCTGGTTATCTTACAATGTGCGTTTACATTTCTAAGAATTGTATTAACTGTCCGCATTGCAGATACTGTATAGCTTCCGAACTGCCGGAAGGGCGCTGGATATTAACCGAAAGATAACTTTTATACACCGCTTTAGCCTGGCTGCCACCAGATTAAAGCATAATAAAAAGCCGTCCCAGGCTGCCACCCGGAACGGCTCACGCGATACCTATAAACAAGGGCTTATAAGTAATCAAAACGCACTTAGATTATATCATAAGCCCAGCATTTTATAAAGGGGCTTATTTTTTATACCCTTTTTTAGAAAGGCTGTGATTATATGCTTATTAAATGCCCGGAATGTAACAGGGAAATTAGCAGCGCTGCCGCCTGCTGCCCTGGCTGTGGCTATCCCATTAACACCCCGCCGAAGCCTAAGAAGCAATCGAAGAAGAAAGGCGGCGGCTCTAAGCTGCCGAACGGCTACGGCTCTGTATATAAGCTATCCGGCAATCGCCGTAAACCCTGGGTAGCTGCTAAAACTTTCGGCTGGATTCTGGATGAAGAAAAAGGAACGGCAAAACAGGTACAGCGCCCTATAGGTTACTTCCCTACGAAGTCGGAAGCCCTGGACGCGCTGGCGAACTATAACGAAAATCCTTACGATATTGACGTACACAATATCACTTTTGAAGAAGTTTATAATAAATGGTCTGCCGAATACTTCCCTACCCTTAAGAGTAAGTCCAGCGCCCGCACCGTGATAGCTGCTTACAAATACTGCAAGCCTATTTATACTATGCGTATGCGTGATATAAGGGTAAACCACTTAGAACAGACCATAAAGGACGCTACCGTAGGCGATAGCACTAAGGCGCGCATGAAAAGCCTTTTTAACCTCATGTACCGCTATGCTATGAAGCATGAAATAGTAGATAAAGACTACGCCGCCCTGTGTGACGGCGTGAAGAAGCCTAAGCCGACTATAGAACGTATACCATTTTCCCAGGAAGAAATAAAAACCCTGTGGGATAATATAGACTTCCCTTTTACGGATATGGTCTTAATCGGTATTTACTCCGGCTGGCGACCGCAAGAACTGGCGATATTGAAACTTGCAAACGTAGACTTAGAAGCCCGTACCTTTACAGGCGGTCTTAAGACGGAAGCCGGGATAGACAGGGTAGTACCGATACACCCGCTTATTTTCTCCCTGGTGGAAGCAAATTATAAAAAAGCCCTGGCTATGGGTAGTGAATACCTGTTTAATGATGAAAACGGGCAGCAAGGCACTTACTTAACCTACGATAAGTACCGGGGCAGATTCAAGAAGGTTATGAAGCGGGTAAACCAGAACCATAAGCCGCATGATACCCGCCACACCTTCATAACGAAGGGTAAGTATTATCAAATGGACGACTATATATTAAAAATGATTGTGGGACATGCCATTAACGACGTAACAGAAAAGACATATACGCACCGGGTAATTGAAGAACTACGCCGGGAAATAGAGAAAATCATAGAATAGAAAAACAGGGGGCGCACCGTCTAAAGTGTGTCCCCTGTTTGTTAGTTACGCGTGTTAGTTACCTGTTAGTTTCGTGTTAGTTACCTACTCTATTTTCGGCTTTTTCACACTTTCCTACAATTCCTGTAACCCGCATAAATACTATATTCCTTAGAACTTGCCAGCGTCTGCTGCTTCCTCAACGGAAACGGCAACTGCTACTGTAGCACCAACCATTGGGTTATTACCCACGAAATTCTTCCGTTTAATAATATATTCTCTATGTCATGTAATGTTCAGTAATGATTTCAAATTAGACTATTACACGCTATTACCTAAATATTATTATGCTTACCAATATTATTTTTTGAAATATGTTATTTTCTACAATGTTGTCCTGTCGTTGACTTTGCCTGATTCTGACATTATCACACTACACATAACATCAAGTGTCTAACACGTTTTTATTATATCATCACCATCTTTTTTTACAATACTAACGCTTATGAAATATACTAATAAAACAAGGTCAATATTTCTTTACATCCACGCCGGCCTTCGCACCTCTAAAATCCTTTTTTTCATGTCTTTTGCCTGTATAAATCCCTGTTGCATAAGTGTTTCACACGATTCCTCAAGTGCACTTTCTATTCTGCTTAGCATATCATCATAATGCTTCATGGCAAGTTTTTCACCAATTCCGATATTTTTCAACTCCCGACAAAAGTGTTCCCGCTTGATTTTATGAATGTCATATTCACCTCCAATCGAAACAGCCATCTCCGTAGTACTGCTTGGATAGATCATCGTACATACAATGTCGTAAGCCGGTGCTAATCGTATGGATGCCATATCAGAAGCATAAAGAAGTGATACATTCTTAATATGATTATCTGTATTCCCTATGAGATAGTTGAATACACAGATATCCCATAGTTTTAGCTGATCTTCCATTGGATTCGAGGAATATTTTTTCAAAATATCACACATTCTTTTTAGGTAACCTTCTCCATTATGCTCATATTTATGACCGGATGATATACCCATGGCCTGCGAAAAATCCTCTTGGTGCAGTCGAAACGGAACTGTTAACCCGTCCATAACCCTACATTTTTCGTCAATAATTCTATCATACCTATGTGTTGCAAATAACACATCTTCATCTTTACCAGTTCCTACATTTATCACAAAGCTGTCCGGCACATCAATTCCCAGATTTTTGGCTGTCTGTAAACATAGCTGTTCATTGGTTACAATCCCATCTAATCTGACATGACTTTGTTTCACAATATGCGTACTCGGAGCTGCTCCAATTGGTAAATACCATTCATTTGTGTCTATCTTATAATATAATCCCACTTTACCAGAGGCTCCGGTTAGAGACAAATGAGCTTTTGTAACCAACTCTGCCGCTTCTGAAGCACCTTCTTTCGCCAATCTGCATACATCTTCCTTTGTAAGTTTCTGATAACCAGCTTTGGGGACATCCATGCCATCTTCAATAATCTGAATAGCACCCAGACATTCCCTCCCCAAAGCAGCTAATATTGTAAGATAATCATATTCATCTGCATGAATCCATCCGGCTACACACTTCCTTGTAAAACCTTCCGGTAGAAGACCTTCAAAAAAAAGGCTTGTTTCTTCTGCCGAAAAGTTTTGCGCCTGCAATGGAAGATGAATTGAAATAGGACAACTTGACGGATTATCCAAATACTCTTGCGCATAGGAAAATACCGCATCTTCAGATCCACTTCCTGTTATCTTACCAACATAGATCTGCTCTCCCTGCTGTTCAATAAATACATGAAAATCTCTCATTTTATTTACCTCGCTTTTCCATACATAAATCCATACCTAAAAGATTTACAATCTCAATCGCCTTTCCAATCTCACACGTTTCCTTTCCTCTTTCCAAATCAGATATAAAGCTGACGCTAAATCCTGTAAATTCAGCGATATAAGCCTGTGTATATCCCAATTCTTTTCTGCGTGTACGTAATTCATTTCCAAAAGCTTCTGCATCTGCTATTTTCATGACGCCTCCTTGTCGCATAGTCGAACGGCTTATTTTAATATTGCGCAAACTAAAAAAGGTCGAACGGCTTATTTTTAATATATTTATAATATACTAAGCCGTTCGCCTATGTCAATACCAGATGTGATATTTCATTCCTTCATAAGCCACCCTTGCCACCTCGATATCCATGTTGCAGCCACGAAATTCTTCCGTTTAATAATATATTTTCACCATGTCATGTAATGTTCTGTAATGATTTCAAATTAGCCTATTACACGCTACAAGGTCAGTCTTTCCTCACCATGATGATTCCAAGACTGACCTTATTGTCACTAATTCATATTCTGTTGCAATTCTTTTATGTTGTCCAAATCAGACAAATCCATTCCTTCATATCTCTCAACAAAATCTATCAATGTTGATTTACGAACCTTTAGACTACCTAACCGAAGTGCAGGTAATAGTTTTCTGTTAATCAGCTCATATACCAGATGCACATTCACCCCTAATACCGCTGCCGTCTCACGCACATTGTACAAAAGCTTTTCGTCTTTTAAATCCTTTTTATCCATTTTACACCATCCCTCCTAAATGTGTTCCTAAAATCGTATTTGCATCAGTTTTGTAAAAATTAATAAATCTAAAAAGCATCTGAATACTCATTCCCTTTGAGCCTTCCTCAATTCGTGCATAATGACATAAACTCATATCCATTTCCTCAGCCGCCTTCATCTGTGTCATTTTTCTTTTTCCACGTAAATCTCTTATATTATTTCCAATCACATATGGATCAAATTTAGTTCTGCTCACTTCTGCCACCTCCATCAA